AATAATTAACGCCCATATTATGGAACTTAAGGCTGAGCAGTACAGTCATGAACTCAGAAAAGTAGAGTTAGAGACTATAGGAAGTGTAGATAATGAAATACACACGAATATAACTAGAATAATCGGAGATTACAGCTTACAGATTAGCACTTTAGAATCTTTAAAGTCTAATTTGGCAGTATAAATACTAAAAATAAAATAAATAACTACAATAGAAATGGAAGAAAATGTCAGATAAAGATATAACTAAGGAGCAAAAATTAACTATAGTTGCTTCTCGTATTCGAGGAATAAAAGTTGATAAGTTTAACGCCGAGTTAAACCTTATCGAGCAAAATGCCCTAGATGCACCTGAAGCCTCAATAGTGGCCAGTGCAAACAAGGTAATTGGGAACTACAATGTTCAAATAGCCGCGCTCGAGGCTCAATACACATCCATAGAGTCAGAGTAATATACCTCCATGGAGACGCCAAAGACAAAACACGAACTTATGATTATTGCACTTCAACAGCGTATCGGCGAGATCACCTCGCAGTACGAAGGAACTATCGCATCTTTGCGTGCAGATTTAACGCAAATAATGAACGTTAATGATATAGTTAATCAAACACAAGACGAACGACGAGAAGAGATAACTAGTGCATGAAGTAAAAGATGGGTCACGCACGCTGCAGTTTAGCGGTAAGCTTCTTGCTGAATCATCTTCCTGGCGACCAGGGACGTATCGCTGGATCGAGTTTAAGCTATATAAAACGGATAACGGCTCGTATATTCTTTCTCGTATAGGCATATCCCTAATCTTCCACGGAGCTGCATGCCCGTTGGTAAAAAGATACGCTCTTACGGAAATGCCTATCTCTACGTTGGTAGATGATTCTCTTCCCTGCGAGGAGTGTCGTCCTACACGTAGTGTTGCGATTATCTTTCCGGAGAAGCATCGCTATTGGGCACAGGTATCCGAGGAGCCAACTCCTGTCTTAGATGCGTTATATAAATACGACCAAGGCGGCGCACGATACCTTACCAATGTTGCCCAGAGACTTTTAGAGGACGCGTCTGATATTGACCGTGGAATTGAGTCGGTGTATAGGATAGAGCTTATTCCTTAAACAACTATTTAGTGTTATAATTTTCTTAGAGACAAAGGACGTAGTGAATGTTTATAGTAGTTGAAGGTACAGACGCCTCAGGTAAATCTACCCTTGTGTCTGAGATACAAAAACAACTTACTGACAAATTTCCTAAGCAGGAAATCGAGTTCTACCATAAGTCTAAGCCAGAAGAGATGTCGCGTCGATGGGTTTTATACGACTACGTTACGTCTATTGAAAAGGTAGATTGGTCTCAACGTATTGCGGTTGCAGACCGTTGGCACTGGGGCGAGGTAACATATGCCGCTGTTAAACGTCCTGAGACTGGTTCTGGCGACGGATACGGTTTACTTGGTGTTGCAGGGTGGCGTTGGACAGAGCTCTTTCTTAAATCCCGCGGTGTAGCTCAATTTTGGTTGTATCAACCTCTTGATGTTATTACTCGTCGTCTTAACACTCGCGGTGACGATTACATACAGGCAAATGAGCTCGAACAAATCTTAGAGCTGTATCATACCGCTGCTGCAAACTCTGCAGGACTTGCCGCGCGTCTAACACCCTCCCCTGATTCAATTGAAGAGATACCAAAACTTGCCTCGCATGTAATCAGTCGCGCCGAGGTATTTCAGGAGGACGCAAGGGCACTGGTAAAATTTCCAGAGTACATCGGACAAAGATTTCCACGCGTGTTACTTGTAGGAGATACAAGAAACATCACTAAGAAATACGGCGAGGAAACTATCCTGCCATTTATGCCTGTTGATGGAAACTCTGGCGAATTTCTACTTACCGCGCTAGAGTCTGACGCATGGAAGACGATGGGTATTGTCAACATCAATGACATGTCCGCAGAGCGTTTTGATGATCTGTGGGCTACTCTACGCAGACCTCCTATACTTGCACTAGGGCGTCTTGCAGAGCGCGGGTTACGTAACGCAAACATTCCAGACTACATGTATACCGTTACATCTCACCCGCAATATGTGCGACGGTTCTTTAACTCAAGAAAAGAAGAGTACGGCGAAGCTATTACACGTTTATCTAACAAAAAAGATAGGGATGATCAATGGATACTGCGATAATCAATATACCTGACGGAGTTAACGGATACGTTGACCTTGTTCAGCACGTTCTTAAGTATGGCAAGGAGGCAGCTCCTCGCGGTATGAAGACCCGCGAGATTGAGGATGCGATTATTCGCATTGAAGACGTGTATAACACCTTACCTTTAGGTGTAGGACGTGGAACTGTTCCAGGTATCGGTGCGGTTGAGGCTTGCCAGCTTATCGCAGGTGCAAGCACACCTAAACTTGTTATTGCCATCGGCCCACAGTTTGCTAACTATACCGAGGACAACGGACTATTTCACGGAGCATATGGAATTCGCACACAGTCACAGTATGCTCCTATAGTTGAAAGACTTAAGGCAGACCCAGATACACGACAGGCGGTCGTTACGATTTGGAATCCGGAGCTAGATCTTCTTGCAAATAAGCGAGATTACCCGTGCACTATCCTGCATCAATTTAGAATTCGCAACAACAAACTTAACATGAGCGTGTACATGCGTTCAAATGACGTATGGCTAGGAGCGGCGTATGACTTCTTCCAGTTTACCCGCGTTCAACTTGCTATAGCATCTATCCTGGGCATCGAGCCAGGAACGTATCACCATCACGTCGGATCTCTTCATATCTACGAGCAACACTACGACTCTGCAGAAAGTCTAAAGCATACGTACGTTCCGTACGAAAAGATCCCTGCGATAGTGGGCAACTCTTGGGGAGAAGTTTCAAACTTTGCCATGGACGCACTAACTGCAGCAATTCATCACGAGGAAAAAGCTCTTCTGTACGGCCTTCACCATTTCGAGCAGTGGTATGCAAACGCCATGATTAAGGCAGTCAATAAAAAATGAAAATTCATGGAGTAGTCGTAGCAAGAAACGAGTGGCCTTTGTTGGGTCTCTCTATCTCACATGCGCTTTTTTACCATGTTGATAAAGTTTTTGTTATTGACCACTCCAGCACCGACGACACAAAAAATGGTCTTGCCGAGCTGCAAAAGGTTTGGCCGGATCAGATAGAGGTATTTAGATATGAGGATAACCTATTTGACCAGGAAGCCTTAACTAATATTCTTCTACATATCAGTAATCAAGAAAATCCTGACTGGAACTTTATCTTCGACGCGGACGAGTTTTTAGTTAGCCCTACCGACAAAGATATAGAGGATCTTTTATCTAATCTAGGTGAAAAATGGAATGCCATAGCTATGCAGCTAGAAAACTACATAGTACCTGCAGGATTTATTGACACTAGACTAGATGATTACCAGCTTGTAGATCACTATGTGACGTCTGTAAATCACGTAGGAGATCGTGACGAGTTCCACGAGCAGGTTAAGAGAAACGAGAAACTTCTTCACGAGTTTAGGGTTCCCTCAAAGATCCTGGTAAAAAACAACTCCGGTGACTTTGTTGATGCAGGACAGCATCAACTTAAATATGGCGACGGCAAGTTCTGGGAGTTATGGGATACAACTGTTGCCGCGTCTAATAAGGAAGATTGGTTAATATGTCATCTACCTTACACAAGTCTTAAGAGGTTTAAGGCGCGTAAGGAAGTACACGAAAGAATTAACAACAACTTTGCAAATAGAGTATTCGCAAAAACAATAACACCAGAAGAAGATATCGCACAGATGTGGGATAGACTTCAGATGAAGCCTGGAGATGACAACCCTCTTCTTGTTCGTGACAACTCGTTCTCTGACAGCTTTAAGCCTCTAGTTGATAAGCTGGTTCCTTACTGGGGGAAAATACTTGCTCCAGAACACCATAATGTGATGTACAGAATATCATCTGAGGCAATAGAGTTTGCAGTCTCAATTACAAATAAATATATAAACAAATGTGATCGGCTATGGGCAAACCAGAAAGGAGAACGCAGTGAGTAAGGAACTAGAGGGGTTTGATCAAAGTCCGCTTCGAGAGGCAACAGTTCAATTGCACGAGATGTACATTGAGCTTAAGTCCGCGGGTTTTAGCAAGAAGGAGGCACTACACTTAGTGTCAAAAATTCTTACAACATCGCTTTTTAAGGAAATAGATGAGTAATCGCCCTTCTTGGGACGAGGTCTGGATGCAGGTTGCAGATGCAATCGCGCAAAGATCTCGCTGCAGTCGTGCTCACATTGGAGCTGTTGTTGTGTCTAAGGACCAACGTATAAGCTCGACTGGGTACAATGGCCCTGCAGCTTTGTTTCCCGTTGAAGGAGACTGTATAGACTGGTGCCCCCGCGCGCAAGGCGTAACTGCACTCGATAACACATATGATTCGTGCCCGTCGATTCACGCGGAGTCTAACGCGTTGTTATACGTTGACCGTTCTCGCGTAGAAGGTGGTACCATATACATAACAGATGCAGCATGCTATCAGTGCGCTAAGTTAATCTCTAACTCTGGAATTACTCGTGTCGTTATGCGTATTGGAGAGCGGTCGGCTCATCGTTTGCCGGATGCAACTGTAGATTATTTTAAGAAATGCAACATCGAGGTAGTAATAACAGAGGACGTAAATGACAGTTGAAGGATTAGGTGACGTACAACTTCACCTCGTAGATAGCGTTGAAAAGGCAGGCGAGTTTCTAACCTGGCTTGGTGAGCGACGTCCTCACGATGCGATTGCGATTGATACTGAAACTGGAGAGTATCCAGGACAAGATCGTAAGGACGCTTTATCTCCTTGGCATGGACGCTTACGTTTAGTGCAGGTTGGCGATGGGCAACAGGCATGGGCAATGGCGTGGGACGAGTGGGCTGGCGCGTTCTATCAAGCTATGGATAAGTTTGATGGACAAATCGTTTGTCATAACATTGCGTTCGAGGCACGATGGTTTGACATTCAATCACGTTGGAAATTGCCTTGGCACCGTGCGCACGACACTATGATTATGGCACACATCATTGATCCACTTGGTGTTGGCGCATTAAAACGTCTTGCAGCTTTATATGTCGATGGGCGTGCGGTTGCATTGCAGGATACATTAGATACAGAGCTAGCAACTAACGGCTGGACGTGGGGAACTGTTCCTACTAACTTTCAGCCTTACTGGGCATACGGCGCCTTAGACTGCATCTTGACTATGCGCTTATGGGAAAAGTTTTATGAAAAATGTGGCCCTGGCGGTGTGTACAACCAGGCATACGAGCTAGAAATGGCAACACGTCGCATTGTTACCCGTATGGAAATTAACGGCGCACGTATCGACCTTGATTACTCTAAAAAGAAGTTTGATGAGCTAACAGAGTACGCAGGCTCAGTTAAGACTTGGGCTAAAGAAAAATACAACGGCGTCTCTATCGGCAGTAACCTTCAACTAGTGCGCTTGCTAGAATCACTTGGCGCAGAGATTAACGAATTTACGCCTTCAGGACAAAAATCAGCTTCAAAAGATCAACTTAAGCTGCTTACCATTGAAGGCAATGACGAGGTAAAGGCTTTAGCCGAGATTGTGTTAAAGCAACGTAAGGCAGATAAACTTGCTAACACATACTTTGCTAACTTCCTTAATGATAACGTTAATGGATTTGTGCACCCATCTGTAAAAACGCTTGGCGCTCGCACGTCTCGCATGTCTATCCAAAACCCAGCGCTACAGACATTGCCTAAGGGCGACGACGTTGTCCGCCGTGCGTTTATTCCTAAGGATGATGACCACGTCATTGTTACCTCAGATTTAGATCAGGTAGAGTTTCGAATGGTGGCTTCTCTTACAGGAGATCCAAACCTTATCGGTATGTTTCATCAGGCAGACCTTACTGGCTCAGATCCGTTTACTGAAATTGGAAAAGAAGTATACAGCGATCCAAACTTCCAGCGTTCAGACAAGCGACGAGGTCTTATAAAAGGAATGATTTACGGTCGTCTCTACGGCGCAGGCGTCGCAAAACAAGCGCTTACCGCAGGAGTTCCCGAGAGCATTATGAAGACTGTAGTTAACCAATTTGATGCGCGTTTCCCTGGCATGACTGGATTCCAGCAGAAAATTGAAGACGTTGGAATGCGTCGTCTTAAAGCAGAAGGCCAAGGGTATGTTTATACCTGGACAGGTCGCAGGCTTCCTTGCGATGAAGATCGAGTTTACACGCTGCTTAACTATCTAGCTCAGGGAGGCGCGGCTGAGATCTTTAAGGCAAATCTTGTAAAACTAGATCAGGCAGACTTAACCGAACTTCTTATCGTTCCTGTACACGATGAAATTGTTCTCAACGCGCCACGTAAGGACGTTGATGAAATCAAACGCATTGTTAAGGAATGTATGACTACTACCGAAGGGTGGGCAGTTCCACTTACAGCAGGCATTGATGGTCCTATGGAGAACTGGGGAGAGAAGTACTAGTGAAACGTATATGGAGCCAAGTAAGAGATGCGCAGGCGCCGCTAAGAGTCAAAGTTGTTCTTGTGCTTCTTGTCTTGTACTTACTTAATCCTATTGATCTAATTCCAGACTTTATTCCTGTCTTGGGTCAACTTGATGACATACTAATCAGTGCGGCAGTTCTTCGCTGGGCCTCAAAGTACATTGATCTTGACATAAAGAAAGTAGCAAAATGAAATATATTCTTTCTGTAGACCCAGGCAAGGCAACAGGCATGACTTTATTCTCGTTTGAGCGCGGTGAAGAACCTGTCTTACTCTGGGCTGGGGAATATCAACAAGAAGAATATGCTAAGCCTATTCGCGACACACTTGTTGAATATCCTGATGTGACCGTTGTCTGTGAGCGCTTTATCATTAACGCCCAGACTGCTAAAAAGACACAGGCTCCCTACAGCCTTGAGCAAATTGGCATTCTTAAGCAATGTCTTATGGACGCAGGAAGAAAGGCAGATGATGTTATCTTCCAGTCACCTTCCGACGCCAAGGCGATGTTTGATAATCCTAAACTTAAGAAGCTAGAATACTGGTTTGTTGGCGGTGACGGACACGCACTCGATGCGATACGACATGCCCTTCTTCAGTGTGTAAAGCTCGGATGGATCCCTAGAAGGCTCCTACAATAAATAAAGTAGATACTAAGCAGAAATGATAAACATTTTCTGTTAAATCCTGTTAGTATAGCGAAATAATGACGAAAGGAACGACAAACAGTGCCAGTTGACGTAGAGCTTGATGAATCAGGCAAGCACGTAGTTATCAATACTGAGTGGCGTCTTAAGGAACTTTGCAAGAGTATTCCAGGAGCAAAGTGGGATGCAAAAACTCAGGTTTGGAACGTGCCTACAAGTTGGGCAACATGTTTAGCGTTACGCAGTACCTTCAAAACTGACCTTCAAATTGGCCCTAGATTGACCGCGTGGGCAACCAACGAAGTTACCACACGTATTACCCCAGCGAACACTTTGCGTGACCTAGAAACCCTGGAAGAGGGCAACGAGGACCTGTTTCCCCACCAGCGCGCAGGCGTTAAATTCCTATCAGTAGCCCGTAGAGCATTACTTGCCGATGAGCCTGGTCTAGGTAAAACAGCGCAGGCAATTAGAGCACTAAAGAAGCTTCAAGATGACGGGGAAGAAGTATTCCCTGCGCTTATCGTATGCCCTAACACATTGAAAAAGAACTGGAAGCGTGAGTTCGACATGTGGTGGCCTGGAGTTGATGTAGAAGTTATTAAAGGTTCAGCTACCGCACGTCGCAAGATCTTTGAAAACGAAGCTGATGTGTACGTTATTAACTGGGAGTCCTTGCGCTCACATTCTCGTCTTGCGTCCTACGGGTCTATTGCCCTTGCGCGGTGTCAGGAGTGCGGCGGGCATGATGAAAAGGTTACTGTAAATCGCTGTGAGGTTCACAAGCGCGAGCTTAACATGATTGATTTCAAGTCTGTCGTCGCAGATGAGATCCACCGCTCTAAGGAGCCAAAATCAAAGCAATCTCGTGCCCTATGGGCTGCAACAGGAGATGCAGATATTCGTTTTGCACTAACAGGCACGCCTATTGCCAACAACGTATTAGACTTATGGTCAATCCTTCACTGGTTATCACCTGAAGAGTGGCCAAGCAAGACACGTTGGGTTGACCGTATGGTTAACGTTATGTTGAATGCCTTCGGCGGCATGATGGTGTTAGGCGTAAAGCCTCACATGGAGGAAGAATTCTACGCAACTGTAAATCCTCGCATGCGTCGTATGCTTAAGGCAAAGGTATTGCCTTGGCTTCCTGAAATGATGTTTGAACGTCGCGATATTGAAATGTCTACTAAGCAAAAGAAAGCTTATGACCAGATGCGTGACACTATGATTGCAGAGCTTGAAAACGGCGAGGCAATTACCGCGCCTTCAGCACTAACACAGACAATCCGTCTGCTTCAGTTTGCAAGTTCTTACGCAGAAATGGATGTAAACGAGGAAACTGGAGAGATGCGTGCAATTCTTGCCGAGCCTTCGTGCAAGGTTGATTCTCTTATGGACGATATCTCAAACGGTGACTTTGGCGATGACTCAGTTGCGGTTTGCGCTGTATCACGACAACTTATAGATTTACTTAGTGCAGAAATGACTAAGGCTAAGATTCCACATGGTCTCATCACTGGCGCCCAGGATGAAGATGAGCGTCAACAAGCAGTTGACGATTTCCAATCCGGCAAGATCAAGTGGATACTTTTTACAGCACAGGCTGGCGGTGTTGGAATTACACTTACTGCAGCTCGTCGTTTAGTAATGTTACAGCGTCCGTGGTCACTTGTAGATCACAAGCAGGCACTTGACCGTGTGCACCGTATTGGATCTGAAATTCATGACTCGATTATCGTCACAGACTACGTCACAGATGGCTCCATCGAGGAAAGAGTTATTCAGGTCCTGTCAACTAAGGCTGATAACTTTGAACAAATCGTAAAGGACAAGGATAAGCTTCTCTCACTACTCAAAGACGATAAGGCAGGAAAACTATGACCGATCCAATAAGAATCTCAAACTCGGAGATTCAAACCTTCAAGGACTGCCGCAGACGATGGTGGCTTAGCTACTACCGTCGCCTTCAACCTAGAACTCAGCAGATGACTGGTGCTCTTGCACTTGGATCTCGTGTTCACGAAGCTCTTGATATGTACTACGGCAAAGGTATTCCACTTCTTGAGGCTCACTCTGAACTTGTTGCAAAAGATAAGCTCATTCTTGAGGAATCATTTCGCGATACCTACGATTTAGACTCTGAGGCAGAGCTTGGACGCATTATGCTCGAGGGTTACCTTCAATGGGTAGATGAAAATGGAATTGACGCAGAACTAGAGATGATTTCTACTGAAGAGATCATCGAGATGCCTTTGCTTAACGGTGAGGTTATCCTTCAAGGTAAGATTGATATGCGTGTTCGTCGCAAGGCTGACGGAGTGCGCATGTTTAGAGACTTTAAGACAGTCGGCGGCTCATTTACCGACTTCTCTGCCATGGCGCACATGAACGAACAGATTCTTACTTATATGATGCTTGAAACAGCGCAAAATAAAGAAGGTGAACGCTCTGAAGGCGGAATCTTTACTATGCTTAAGAAGGTTAAGCGCTCTGCAAATGCAAAGCCTCCTTTCTATGAGCAAATTGAGGTACGACATAATGTTTTTGCCTTGCGCTCGTTTTGGCAACGTATCCACGGTGTTTTAACAAACATGATGGACGCACGTAAGGCGCTTCAAGAAGGTGGAGATCATCGTTTTATCGTGTACCCTAGTCCTTCGCGCGACTGCAAGTGGAAATGCTCATTCTTCTCAATATGTCCGATGTTTGACGACGGTTCAGCAGCTGAAGCTGCACTTGAAGACGCGTTCCAACCTTCGGATCCATATGCCTATTACGGCGTTGAAGAGAAGAAGGGTAACGCTTAATAATGTTACAAACAAACAAAGAGATGAAAGGAAACAGTGATGTCTGACGTACAACGTTCGTTGACAATCATGGTTTACGGCGAATCAAAGGTTGGTAAATCAACCTTCGCAGTAACCGCACCATATCCGCGTCTCATGCTTGACGTTGAGGGTGGGCACAGATTCCTACCTATCACCGTTAAGTATTGGGACCCTATTAGAGAAGAACCTCCAGTTGCTGATGGCACCTGGGATACTGTAGTCGTTAACGTTCGCGACTACGATGTTGTTCTCAAAACATTCCAGTGGTTACAAACTGGAAAGCATCAGTTCAAGTCACTTATCATTGACTCTATCTCTGAACTTCAAGTGAAGTGCATGGATTCAATTGCAGGCACTGAACAAATGAAGATGCAACAATGGGGCGAGCTACTTCGTCACATGGGTGCGCTATTGCGTGATCTGCGTGACTTAACAATGCACCCTACACAACCATTAGAAGCTGTTGTATTGACTGCTATGGCACGCCCTGGAGCAGACGGTCGTTCACGTCCGTACCTACAGGGTCAGCTTGCAATTCAAGCACCTTACTTCTATGACATCCTTGGCGCAATTACAGTAGAAACGTTTCCTAATCCGGACCCACTGCAATCACCGTTTAAGGCACGTCGTATGTACGTAGAACGCACAGACGAATACGAAGCAGGCGAGCGAGTACAAGGTCGACTTGGAAAGATCGTTGAACAAGAAAACCTTGGAATCGAACGCATGCTTGACATGATTTTCGGTCCAAGTGTACCAGCAGTAACACCACCAACAACTAAGTCAGGAGAATAAACCAGATGAGTTCACTCAATTGGGGCGATCTTGTAAAAGACGCCGGAGATGTAGGCAGTTTCGAACCACTACCAGATGGTGACTACGATCTCGTAGTTCAGGAAGCTGTTGCAAAGGTTTCACAATCAGGCAAGACTATGTTCTCGCTTAAAGCACAGGTCCAGGGCGGCGCACATAACAAGCGTCTTGTTTGGGATAACTTAGTTGTTACTCCAGAATCACCTGCTGCTCTTGGTATGTTTTTCCGCAAGATGGCAGCTCTCGGTCTAGGCCGTGAGTTCTTTGCAACCAGTCCTTCTAACGCTGCAATCGAGCAGGCAGTTAAGGGTCGCGCATTTCGTGCACAAGTTGGCTCTCGCACATGGCAAGGCCAAAAGAAGAACGAAATTAAGATGTACTATGTAGCTACAGCGCCAGCAGGTATTCCTGCTTCCCCTGCAGCTGCAGCGCCTGCACCAGCGCCTGCACCTGCACCAGCGCCTGCACCTGCACCAGCGCCAGTAGTTGCTGCTGCTCCACCTTCAGCACCCTTCTAAATAGTACGCTAAGTACGTCTGGTTTATCACCTATTCCTGGTACAGTGAATAGGTGATATTCCAAATCTACTTAGAAAGGTAGTGGGTATGAAGATAATCGTTACGGGTTTTACTGCGCTCCAGATTAACACTGAGAAGCGCACAATCCAAAAAATTGACGTGCCTGCTTCTATCGTCAAAGCATTACGAGAAGCTGGTCACGATGTTGATTGGCGCAAGGTTACTCCTGGCGAGGATCTGTCGTCTTATGATGCAGCGTGGGTAAACCTTGCACCGTTAAACTCACTTAACGGACGTCAAGGCGCTATGGGTGCGCTATACGTTTTATCATCAGGCTTGCCTTGCGTAGGATTCTTTGATGATTGGCAAACAAATACAGTATTTAACGGCGCTCGCGCTTTAATTCGTAAACCAGAGATGTTGTATAAGCATCTACTTGTAGGAACTGAACATCGCGGTGACGAAGGCGCAACTTACTTTAGTCGTGCAGATATTGACGCAGCTCTCGAGCGTGTCAGAGAATTAAACCCGGCGGCCGCTAAGAAGTGCTACGTTGAACGTTACTACATGATGGATACAGACGAGAACGTTCAGCCTTATGAAAAACGTTTAGTAGAGGCAGCACGTGATCTCATAGCAGATCGTTGGACTGCAGGTATGGTTCCAGTTTGTCCTATGTATTCTTTCGGTGATAGATCTATCGTGCGCAAGCGCATGCCTGTTGAGCTAGGACCTATTGAAGCTCTTGACCCAACATCAACTGTAATTCCAACACTTCAACCAGTAACTGCGCTTCAGCCAGAGCACAAGAAAAAGGCTTGGGTTCTTGGAGCTCTTATGCCACATGACACCTGGCTTGAAAGAAAAAATCCTGATTGGCATGTAGAAATTGTAGGCAGTCGTAAACTTATTAAGAAGCTTGGCGGCCAACGTTTTGATACCGAACAAGATGTACTTGAATTTTACAACAAGCACTGGGGAATTCTTTCTCCACCGTATCCACACGCTGGTTCTGGTTGGTGGCGCTCACGTTTCCTCTACGCAGCGCATGTCGGCTCTATTCTTGTAACCGATAAGGGTGAGGGCGATCCATTAGGTGATGCGTATAAGTTAAAGATTCCTGATGTTGAAAAGATGACAGACACGCAATTGCATGAAGCAGCAATGGCGCAACGCGCCGCTCTTGCTCCATATTTACCAGAATACTCCGCATTTGTTGAACACTGTGACCGTATCATTAAGCGTGCAGTTGCAGAAGATAAAGGCATAGCAAGAAATGCAGACGGTACTCTCGTATGAGTAAAATTCTTATCACAGGTATGACTGCATCTCATGCGTCAGAGAAGGCTAACCTGCGCTCGTTATCTTTTGCCGGAGTAATGAGACGTGTTCTTGAACAACAAGGTCACGAGGTTATTCAGGAAAACCCAGAGGTATCCTGGAACACAAAGGATCTTGAACAATACGACGCGGTACTTGTCGGCATCAGCCCTATTACAAGTTTAAGTGCAAATCATGTCTATGGTGCGTTAAGTGTTATGGATGTGCTGCTTGATTCACCTAAGCTGCATCTATTTATTGACGCGCCAGAGCCTGCAAAGATTACTGCAAGCCTACGCGCAATGGTTAAGACGCCTGACAACCTCACCAAGCCTTTTTACTCGTACCGCAAGGGATTTAGCCACGCGTCGGAATCGAACATGCTTAATAACCTTATAGAGGTAATAGAGGACCTTCTCACAAAGCCTTGGCCTGTAACGTTGTATCCGTCATTGCCATGGACAAACGAGGAAGAGCACGTTGCAAATCTTTTACCTGAAGGAGCGCGTGATTCTCTTAAGGCAATTAACTTAGATTCATTTTTAATCTCAACACAGGACATGATTGAGACAGAGCGTCGTGATAAGTGGGCAGTGGAAAATTACTCTACGCGATGGGTTAAAACAACTACGGCTACATTGTCAAATCCTACTGTCCCTATGAAGTGGAACAAGTCATGGAGCGACGCGCAGGTTGATGTACAAATTGCAGCTAGCATAGGCGCTCTTATTCCACCGTATTCTTCAAGCACGTGGTGGAGTTATAGATACGCTCAATGCATGAACGCATTAACTGCAATCGCTACAGACTGGAAAGAAAGTAGTATTCTTGGGTCTTCCTGGACGCATCTTGCCTCAAGTATTGAAAGTATGTCCCAGGAGGAGCGTACTACGCTTGCACTAGAACAACGTAAGACGTATCTAGCGAGCATTCCTACACGAAGAGAAGCAACCATAAACCTAACACAGGCGTTAGGTTTATTTACGAGAAAAGAGCAAACCAATGTCTATCTTGTTCAATAACTGGTTAAGACGTACACGTGATCTACAAAAAGATGTGTACTTTATTAACTATGAAGAAATGGAAGGCGATAAGCCTCAAAATATTCGTCGTCTAGTTGAGTATATGCGTTGGAACATGCTCGCCATCGATGACGAACTTGCAGAGATGCGTCAGGCAATATCGTGGAAGCCTTGGCAACATGATGCTCCATACGCAGATCGTGAAGAGATCATCAAGGAGGCTGTTGACGTCTTGCACTTTGTCGCAAATATCATCGTTGCGGCGGGCGGAACTGACGAGATGCTCGATAAGTTCTATCTTGAAAAGATGGAACGCAACAAGGAACGCCAGCTTAATGGGTACAAGGTTAAGGACGTAGGAGTAAAGTGTACTCTATGTCAGCGCGCAATTGATGACGTCGGCCGCGGCGCAAGCCCGGATATGTGTGCTAAATGTTTGCCTAAGGAGGTAGATTACAGTGCCTGAGATTAACAAAGAGTGGATTAAAGAACAAATGCAGGAGGCAAAGGTTAAGGTAGGAGTTGGAAATGCACTACTAAAACTTCTTTCCGCGTGGGAACCTTTGAAGTTATCTAATCCTCAGCAAAAAGAGGTATTAGCGCTATTTAACCAACTTGCACTTGGCTACGCTATAACACCAGAGGTTGCTAATGAGATATGGGTTGACGCACAACCAGGAGCGATTACTGTTGGAGATCAGGTACGCGTAAAACTTGACGCATATCAAGGATCTACTGGTGCGATGCATAACGGACGCAGAGGTAAGGTTGTTGGAATTCGCTATGGCGATATTATCTTTAAGTCTAATGACGACAAGCAGCCTGTACTTGATGGCTCACACTACGCGCCTTATCAACTTCAGAAGAAAGTTCAATAATGAGATCTACAGTTGAGTTCTACATTACAGGATCTACCTTAACTGAGATTATGGAAGGTGCTAAGAAGCGTTGGCAAGATTTTTGCGGTGACGAAAGCGCAACCTTGCCTACGGACTCAGAGTTGCAGATCAAGGATAAACTTGATGACGGCAACATACTTACAGGGATCATCACTATTCGCACGAAGGTAGAAGACAAATGACAGAAAATGATGCAGTAGTTCAGTATCGCGTTGAGGCTTTACGCGAGGCCGCAAAAATAATTGCAGGTGATAGGGACGCGCAATACGGAAGACCTGAGGAAAACTTTGCACGTATATCGAAGGTATGGTCAATGATTCTTGGAGTCGATATATCTACCGAAGACGTTGCAATGATGATGGTCGGGTTAAAGGTTGCACGCTACGCAAACAAGTCTGGGTTCCAGGGAGACACTTGGATTGACATCGCGGGATACGCGGGTTGCGGGTATGAGGTAGGTATGTTGGAGCTAGAAAAGAACGCTAATCTTTCTGCGTAAATAACGCGCGGTAAGTAAGATGTCGGTATAAGGTCCTACCCTAGGAACTACGAAGGGCTAAGCCTTGTCACAACATACCTTTATTGACTGCAACGGCCTTGCCGCGTTCATGAGTCTCGGCTTTGTGCAAAATGACATGAAGATGATTCAACGCACTGGAACATTAAACTTTGGAAATGCTGTCGCAGATAACAACCGTCATCTTCTTGGAGATGACTGGACAGCAGAATTTTCAGATGATCCTAACGAATGGCGCGTGCAAAAAGCAGACATAGTTATGGGCTGTCCTCCCTGCTCTGGTTGGTCCGTATGGTCTGGCCCAGCAAATCGTGGACCTGACTCTAAGGCGCACGAGCACACCGTAGCCTTTATGAAATACGCAGGACGAGTGAAACCACGCGCTATTGTTTTTGAGTGTGTTCAACAGGCGTATACACAGGGACGCGATGTAATGGTTAAGTATCGCGACATGGTTGAACAGATCTCAGGTAAAAAGTATGACCTATACCACGTTAAAGAAAACAACCTACAGGTTGGTGGATTTTCGTATCGTCCTCGCTACTTCTGGGTAGCAGTTGAATCAGGGCTTAAGTTTTCAACTCCGATTACCGAGCCAAAAGAACTTCCACGCATTATGGACATCATCGGTGATCTTGCGGAGATGCCTCAGACATGGAACAAGCAAAAGTACACCGCGCCTGCTCCTTCTAAGTGGGTTAAGCATCTACGCACAAAGGACGGAATGGTTGACGGTCACATCGGTAAAACAAATATTCATGCGCAGCGCATTGAAGAGATCTTTAGTATCATCGGAAATGACGGCTGGGAAGGAAATGGCGACACTGGGCAAGCGCTAAAGAAAGCGGTAGACTTAAACGACGGTAAGTTTCCGCAAAAATGGATTGACATTTCTCCTCGCGTTATTCGTAATAACTTTAAGCTAGGGTTTTCACAGCCGTATCGTTGGAAAGAAGATCACTGGTGTAACGTATTGACTGGCTCCGCGCTAGATCACGTTGTTCACCCGACGCAGCCACGACTTATTACACATCGAGAATCTGCTCGTATGCAGGGACTTCCTGATGATTGGAATATTGAAGCTGCACGCGACTACTCACTTCTTGCGGCTGTATGGGGAAAGGCTGTTCCAGTGCAGGCTGCCAACTGGCTTGGAAATGCTGTTAAGGATTCACTTGATGGGAATCCACAAGGACCAGACGCAGAGTTAATCGGAGATCGTGAATATCTTATCGACGCAGATAAGGGATTCTCTAGACACTACGCTAAGAAAAAGTGGTACAGTAGCCCTATGGAGACTGCTAGTTAATGAGAAATCTGCGCACGTATGATAGTGATCCCGTGCCAGTCTGCGAGCGCTGTTGGATTGAAGAAAACAGTTTGTGGGAAGCTGACAGCGTTGATATCAACGGCAACATCATTACCCGTCTTATTAACGTCACCATACCCATCGAGCTATCCCCTGGTGCAGTTGGCGATTGCTACATATGTGGCCGTCTAACCGTTGTTGGAATATATGTCTCATCCAGTGAACTTGATGGGCTAGACTTAGAGGAAGAACTTGAGGAAGAACCGGCACAGGAGGAGCCTAAGCCCGACGAGCTATAGTTCCTGTTATAATTTACACAATGACGAACGGACGAATACATGCAAACATTTGTACCACAAACTGACTCCTTTGAGCGTATTGCTCAGGAGCTAGATAACAAGCGCCTTAACAAACAGGTACTTGAGGCATGGCAGCTTATGCTTGTCCTTACCTCGCTAAATCCACAAGGCGAGCACCGTGACCCTAAAGGCTGGCGCAATCACCCTGCGGCGAAGATGTGGGAAGGCCACGAAAAAGCCCTAGCCTTATACGCAACTACAATGTGTGACGAGTGGCTTAAGCGCGGTTACAAATCTACGATGATTCCTAAGATTCAAGGAACATTAACTCGCGCGCTTGAGCTAGATCGCATCAGCGACGAGCTAACATTCCCTTACTGGTTTAAGGATAAAGACACATACGAGCAAATCGCATCTACCCACAGGGTTGCGCTACTGCGTAAGGACTACGAGTGGTACTCACAGTTTGGCTGGCCAGAGGATAAAGGTTATCGCCCTGAGTATTATCAATATCTATGGCCTGACGTCAACGGTGTCCTGCAACTAGGCACCTACAACAATATGTAGGCATTGCTCAGTGACTCTTAGAGACACTTTCATACCTATCCTGAGGTAATTTATTACTTAAAAATAATCTGCGTTTATCCGCGCAAACATCTACCTTGTAGTGTAATATTCCCTTAACGACAGCACGCTAAGGGGAATTGTGAAAGACTCACGTATAGGTGAGCTTTTGTGGAAGGAATGGACGGGTGAAGGCTACGAGCCTCTTCACGACTATTCGGTTACCTTCTTCACAGAGGATCATGTAGATCTAGAGAACGAGCTTATTCGTCGCGCATTGGCATCTGCCCTCCAGCGTGACGGTGTATCCGTGTCATTAGGCAACGGATTTAAGTATCTTGATTCTTCATTGATTAACTATGGCTATGCGGGAGAAGTAGATGGCGACAACGAGTTAACAGCATGTGATGAAGATGGCGAAACACGCGAAGGCGACGGTGTAGACAACCTAACTCCTGTTACATGGGTTGAGGTAGTCGCAGAATGAGCGGATCGTTAGACTTAGGCTGGCAAAAAGATTCTGCATGTGGGCAACAGGTAAACGACGAGTTTAAGGACTTCTTCTTTTCATCTGAGCCTGCAGAAAAATATCAAGCAAAGAATCTTTGCTTCTCATGTCCTGTAAGAAAAGAATGCTTAAAGTGGGCGTTAGAGCATAAGCAGATCTGGGGTATCTGGGGAGGAAAGGACGAAGGAGAAATTCGTCGCACACTTTCCGTATCATGGAACGGGCAGGAATCTCGACGTCAACGTTTTCCGCAGTGTCCATTTTGTAATGCACGACCAAATAAACTTAAGACATTAGTTTTAGACGTTCCAGGCGGAGGGCGTTGGGCAACAATGCGTCTTGTTCAATGTGAGGCTTGTGATTTTACCTGGCGCTCACGAACAAGTGCAAATGCGGTTGATGCATATCATGTTCAACGCGAGGAAAAATTAGCAAAGAGCGAGCGCGACAAGGAAAAGAAAAAGAAGCCTAAGAAGGGAAAACCTCTACTGTAGCCAGCGATCCTTATACGCCGCAGCTCTATCTTCCTTATCCTTTAGATACTCGTACCACCAACGCGATGCGCGTGCATTTTCTGATAGCGTCAGGATACCATAGATAGTTCTGTTATCTAAGTATTGTGTAATTTTCTTATCGCGCGCGGAGTTAGAAAAGACCATGTACTCCCAGCGGTCAGAATCCTCTAGGTATGAAAGCTCTGAAAGATACTCACGCTTAATGAGGTATGTGCAGTGAACACACATGCACTCGACTATTCCTTTAACTCTTTGATCCAGTATGTGGTAGTAGCTATCGTTTGCCACGATTGAACCGTAGTCATCTACGATGTGATGGTAGTTAGCGTAATACTGTCCAAGGTGTCCTTCGCGCTCCTTGGCGGTTTCCTCGTCATCTACGTTATCACCAAACGCAACAGCATAGCGAATAAACGGAGCAACGATTGGCAGGTTAAGTTTAATAAGCTCGTTCAACGTCTCTGGGAAAATAAAGTTATCGACGTCAACTACAAAGTAGTATTCGCAGTTGGTTTCTAGACACTCGTTAAAACTTTGCTGGCGAATCTTTGCAAGTACCCTAAAACGTTCGCCATTCCACTCGTGTTGCTTAAAGCGCTCGACAGCCTGCTCGACGTTTTCAGTCTCGTACTTGTAACCCTTATATAGATGCCCGTTCTTTTCAACCCAGTTATTTAAGATTTGAAGGGTATTATCGGTGTTGTTATTTGTGCGGATATATAAAAATAATTTTTCCTTAGGGTAATCCCACGCCTCAAGCGACTCAAGAAATAGAGGTAGTACCGCTTCCTTTTGCTTTACAAGAAGTGCAACAAATACATCAGGCTGTTCCATTTAGTTGTGCCTCAATTCCTGCTCGATAAAATCTTAGGTTTGTCTTTAAACGTTCGTCGTCAGGGTTACCGGCAAGCGCTAACTCTCCATATTGTACAGCCTTATCTCTGTCACCTAAATAATGTGCAGATAGTCCGCGCATGTCGTCAAGTTGCCAACGCCATAGCGCCTCGGATGAAAGATAGTGATCTGTCTTAGCGCATGCGGCGACAAGCTTACATGTTTCCCAGACTCCGCCCCAGTCGCCGGAGTCGTAGTAGCAGCGAACTTTTTCGTAGTAATTTTCTCCACAAGGATCAATTTCAATTGCCTTGTCTGCCCAGGCGTGCGCTTCTTCCTTCTTGCCGATGTTGCGCAAAGCCTCCGACGCCCAACGACAGACTGCCGCGCGTTCGATATACCAGTCTTTACTAAACTCAGTTACCTTTTCAGCCGCGCTAATAACAAGTTCCCATTGTCTATAGAAGTAATACTCACGGCATAGGTAAACCCATATGCGGTGATCCTCGCCAAACTCTTTTGACGCGGCGACAAGCATAGGCAAGTATTGGCCGCGAGATTTTGTATCGTCAGGCTTGTGATACATCTTAACTCCGTGAATTTGGCAGCTGATAGCTTCCGTATCAAGCGAAGGAACAAAAACCTCGTGAATTGGATATTTCCAATACATCTTGTGTCGTGAGTGAAGGCGGCAACCCCACCAAACGTGTCCGGTGTCAAACTCACACCAACCTTTTGTAGCTCCGTCTACCCACTGCTTCTTAACTTCCTCAAAGAAGTTCTCATCTACGAGCTCGTCCATGTCTAAGCTCAAACAGACATCTATGTCGTTAGGCAGCAGACTTTGTGCGGTGTTACGGGCGACATCAAAGCGCCAAGGCTTGACGCTAATCTCATAGACAGTCACGCCGTGCTCGCGTAGGATCTCAACGGTGCGGTCTGTGGATCCAGTGTCGCATACAAGGCGGAAGTCCGCACCCTTTGTAGTTTCAGCCCAGCGGGCAGCGTGTTTTTCTTCATTCAACGAGATGGCGTATGCGGCAACTTTCATGTGGATACCTTATCAAGAATATATTTAGAAAGTGTTCTTTTACTTACTAAAACTTTGCTATAAATACGCCAGTAATGTCAAACTCTTTATGTTCAATGATTCCAGGGAAAGCCTGAAGAACTCTCTCGGTAGACCAATCTTCCTCGTGGTGGATCTCGTAAGGGTTTCCGCCCCACGCACCTTGCGGATGATGACCGATAGGTATAGAGATCATCGCGTGTCGAGCTTGCTTAGAAACAGCTTCCCCCGCCACCGCCTCCTCCAACAACAATAACTGACACATTTGCTGGACTTGAACTTGAGCCAACTGGTAAGGATGTGCTACCTGATGTAGTAAAGACTTGTTTAAGAGTTGGTGTAGTAGAGACTGTAGTCCATTCCAGACCTGTTGTAGATAAAGATGATGCGGTCAGTACTTGACCATCAGTGCCCACTGTAAGAGGAGCAGCAGTAGTAGACCCTGTTCTTACAACGAGGGCGCCTTTATCTCCACCAGTGGTTCCAGTTGCTCTTGCCTTTGTCATCTATCTATGTCCTTTACTATGTTTTTATTGCGCTTTTTATAAGACCATTCTCTCATTGTTATGGGGTTTTGTAGGTGTAAATATACCACATTTTTTTTGCGTTAAAAACCTAAAATGACTCTGTTTTCCATGCTTTATAAGCCGGTCCAAATATACTTCCATTTCCCGCACGATAATGTTGTATGGACTCTTTATGAATAATGTAAGAGTTCGCACCTAAAAACTCTTGTACGCCCTCTTTAGTTTTTTCTAACGTTTTTAATATTGAATTTGTAAAAATTATGTACCCAACCTCATTTATTTCGTAATCAACTACGCTTTTATACGTTATATTTTCATAGTACTTGTTTTTAATGCTAATTAAAAGCTCTTTTAAAAAAATACTAGATGATTCTGATGCAAAAATAGACTGTGTATATCCCCATATATTAGGTTCGCTAGAAACAACAAATTTTGAATCTGTTTTTAACCAACTTTCTATTGGTTTTTTACAAATCATATCAAGATCAGTATATAAACCCCCATTTATATAAAGGCACATATACCTCCATAGATCTGACCTTAATACGTCTAATTTATAGGAGGTGTATATATTTTTCCACTCTTCACCAAAATGCTCTTCTACAAATATGGCTCTTTCTTTTCCAGAAACATATTTAAATTCCCAATCTGGATTTAAAGATTTCCAAGATTCAACACACTCTTTAGCCTTATCTGGAAGCTCGTCATATTCAGACTCATATGTTTGCCAAATTATTTTATTTATCATTTTTAAATACTTGAACTTAATGGCGGTGTTACGCCTTCATCCCACACAGCCCTAAAGCACTCTTTGCATACACCCTCATATGCTTTTTGAATTGCATTTTTTCTTTCTTGACTATTCCAAATATCTTTAATTGTTCTATTATTTATGTTTTCATACACTGTTTCATAATTAAAATCTGCACAACACAAATAAACGTTTCCTGTAGCAGAAATAAATAATTCTTCTTCTGTGTAGTTAAATCCACACCCAATAACTTTTCCATGCTGTTGGGTTTTAATTGCTGCTTGGTTTGAGATGACTTTTAAGCTAGAGAGAATGTTTGTTCTATCAGATAAATTGTTTCTTAAAAAAACCATAATGTTTGGAAACATTGATTGCATTGTATTCACTATTTTTTTATGCTCTTCATCGCTATAAAATGGAGCATTTTCCAAAACTTCCATCCATCCACCATTTTCAAACTTAGCTTCTGGACTAATTCCATTAACTAATATCATTAATTTTTTTCCGCTAAAAGTTTGATACAAGGTGTCATTTGCGTATTGCAAATTGGCAATTAACTTATCAAAAATTTTTGGATTAAATCCCGTAAACCTTGACCACTGTTCTCGTTCTATAGAAGGAACATTTAAAATAATATCTGTTACAACATCTCGATAATCATTTATCAAATCTGATTTGTTCGGCGTCAAATTAACACCGTTTGAAAATAAATACATTTTAATGTTGTATTTACGATGAAGGGCAAGCATCTCTTCAAAATGAGGGTATAAAAGAGTTTCATTATAATGAATTGGGTTATTATATATTTCAATATTGTCGGCAACAAAATCTCCGCGACCTTCATCAATTTGCTTAAGGATACTTTCCATAGTTTCTATGGTCATAGTTCCCCGATTTTCTTTTGGATTGCCCAAATATGCTACTGGGCAAAACCAACATTTTGCGTTGCATAATCCATTTGGGTCTATGTTTATGTGCCTAATCATTATTAGAAATCCATTCTTTAAGACCCACTTGTGGAGACCAGTTTAATACAGATTTTGCTTTTTCTATGTTGGAAAGAGTCTCTTTTGCCTCCGTTGGACGCGGTTTAGTGTAAATAACGTTGTGATTAAACATGCTAGCAACTTCATTAATTGAGTAGTTTACTCCACTACCAATGTTAAATACTTGTCCCAAAAATGTGGGGTCTACATCTTTTGTTGCAGCTAAAATATTGGCGTTAACTACATCTTTAACATACGTAAAGTCACGGCGTTGTTCACCATCCCCTACAATAGTAAGCGGCATCTTAATTTCTTTTTGTCTTTTAAACGTACCAACAACGGGCGCATAAATACCCTTTACTGGTTGGCGTTCTCCATAGACATTAAAATAACGTAAAGAAATAGTTTCTAAACCGTGGTGATTTGTATAAAAGCGGCATAGATCCTCACCGTTTACTTTAGAAATAGAATAGGGGTTTAAACAATCGTTAGGTTGAGTCTCCACATTGGGCACTAGGTTTTTTCCATAAGCGGAAGAAGTAGACGAATAAACAACCCTTTTTACGCCCGCTTCTTTTGCACATTCTAAAACAGTTGCTGTTCCCAAAGAGTTTACACGTATAGTTTCAAGAGGTTCATTTATCGTTCTTTGAATACGAGCTTGGGCAGCAAAATGAAACACGTAATCTGCCTTAAAATAAAGTCCTTTGGTTTGATCGTAATCGCATATGTCTAATACGTGGTTTTCAGCCTTTGAGTTCCAATAAAACTTTTCATTAGAAACAGCCGATTCATTGTCTATGACCACTACTTCGTGACCCTGACTTATAAGCGCATCTACTAAATTAGAGCCTATAAATCCAGCTCCGCCTGTAACCAGTGCTCTCATATTGCTCCTAATAATATTTTTCTATATTAATATTTTTTTTATTTAATTTTACAAGGATATTAGAATACGCTTTATCAAACTCTTCCCACGAATTAAGTTTTTTCCATTCACCAATTGACATGCTATTTTTATTAATGTTTTTAGCAAAATATTTTTTTAATCTTTCTTCATTATTTATATTTAAAAACTTTAATATTTTACCCTGTTCAAAAATTGATTGTTTTTCAACAAAATCTTCTAATCGTACGTTTATGTATTGCTCTTTATTTATCTGGTTTAATGACTCAAAAGACTGTGTAATCCTATCGTACCACCAATCAAGGCAGTCAAATTCATTTTTAGACCCCTCTACAGAAAAGTAGTCTCTCATTTTATAGATAGAATAGGCAGAGTCTCTGCCATCTCTAAACATATGAATAAACTTAGAATCTGGCATTATTTGAGTTATTCTGTGAGAATACCTTATATTTGATGGGGTTGAGTCACCTATATATAAAGATCCTTGCTTAAACCCCTTTTGTTTTATAATAAGATTAAAATAAAAATTTTTAATTGTTTCTTCAGTTATATTTGCATTTATTTTTTTTAAGTCGTCAAAGAGTTCTTCAATATCTATAAAATTTTGTAACCCTATAGTTTTATTAGTTCCATACTTCCATGTTTTTTCAAAGTATGTGTTAAAGGTAGAAATATTTTTTGTTTCAAATAAATCTAAAAGGCCGTGTTTTTCTGTTAGAACTCTTATTTCTATTGGGTTACTTGCATAAATTTTTGAATGGCTTCCTAAATACTCTAAGCAAACAGTTGTTCCACTTCTTCCTGTTCCACCAACAAAAAGTGGGATCATTTTTCAAAAAAGCTTCTATAAAAATTGTTTGTTTTTGACATGCCATTTATTTCATTAAAAAACTTTTCCCTGTACACTACTCTTAAATCGTCATCGTATCTTAAAATCATATTATCATCAGTAACTTCTGCATAATATAAAACCTTATCTAACCTTCTCCAAGTAAATGGATTTTGTTTACAGTAGCGCACTACTCTTTGCCAGTAGTCTTCGTCACCACTGTACTCTGTATTATCAAAATAACCAAATATTTCAAAAGCTTTTTTGCTAAAAAATCCGTGGGCTATATTTATCATTGGTGTAAAAGGTGGGTTGTACCATTCTGGTGGAGGATTTCCTATTCTTATTTCTAAATCTTGAACGTTTAAAATATTTTCATCTTCATTAAAAACATTTAAAATTTCTTCAAACCTTGTTGGTTGTGAAAAGTCATCGGCATCGTGAGTTGTATAAATGTCGTAATCTTCTGTTTCCATAAAACGTATTCCAAGATTTTTACTATAAAAACACCCTTTATTTTTTTCATTGCTTATAACACGAACTCTTGGATCGTATAAAAATTTATTTGCTTCTTCTAAAGAGTTATCTGAAGAGTTATCGTTGATTATAACTAAAGAAAAGTTTTCATGTGTTTGCTCAAGGATGCTATGAACAGCCCGTTTTAATAAACGAGCTTCGTTGTACACAGGTAATGAGACTAATATTTTTTTTGTCATATGCTGTATCCTAAATTTTCAAACTCCCATTGCCAACTATCTTGAATCATGTTTAAGTGGCTTTGATTAAAAACATCTGTGTATACAATATTAGTTGGCCTAAACGCTTTTTCTCTTATTTTTAATTGTATTTTTGGTAAATTGTGTAAGGGCAAAACTGCGTTAATTTCGTCTTCTATTCCGTTTTCATAGTATAGTATTTTATTAACAGCAAGGCTTCCGTCATAGTGCAGGTATATGTTTTTTGAGCTTCTGTACCAAATCCACCCTAAATCGTCATTAAAGTATCTGTCGACCAAGTTTTGCCGTTCTTCTTTTTCTAGCGTGTTCCAAATAAAATTTTTTTGAATAAAGTATAATCTATGAAAAAAATCAGACAAAACTGCTTTATAGGGGTGTCGAACAAATACATAGGCATTGGCTTTACTTAAATCAAGTTTGTTTGCAATATCCACATAAGGGATGTGGTTATAAAAACCAATTTCATAATTGCGAGGTTTATACCCAGCAATTTTAGGCTCATCTAATTTCCATGCTGGATTATCCGAAGTCTTTGGGGTTACTATTGCATTATCTGGAACAATCATAGAAAGAGGAACTTCAAGAGAAGTGCCACCTACTTTATGGTTTTTTAATAGAAGAAAATTATGGTCGGGGGAGTAAATCACTCTCTACCCCATTTAATTTTGTTCCAAACCCTTTCGTGATAATAATAAAGAACAATTTTAACCACTAACTCAATACCTGAAGCAATAAGAGCTAGTTTAGCTTTATGCGTTAGTTCATAAATAATTATAAAAGAAATTAAATTGCCAAAAAATCTCCAACTAACTGCTTTAGCAAGTGATCGAGCATGGGATGCCCAAAAAATTGAGTTTACTTTTGTCGGCTGTGACCATAATCTTTCTTCTGCTTTACCAATATTTTCCATTCCAACCCACCAATATTTAAATGCCGAGCTGCTTGCGTTTTTCAGTTGCTGAAATGGCTTCAATGTCTGCTCCTAACGATACTTGTTCAATTTTATAACCAACATCTCTACCATACACAATGTTAGTAATGTTAGGCATTTTTACTATCATTGCGCGTGTCATGTGAGGGTCTTGGGAAATGTAGTCTTTTACTTCATCAAAAGAAAGTGGGTCTTTAGGACTTGTTCCCTGAGTATTGCGAACACCAAGCATTACCTGCCCCGTGCGCTTTTTTGCCTCGTTATAAAGCGCGTGATGCCCTTCGTGCCAAGGTTGGTATCGACCTAGCATAAGAGTAGTTGGTTCTTTCCAATCGTATAACCCAGATTGGTTAATGATTGCATCTGTTTGACCCTCTGCGTCATAGCTCATCCAACGATAATCAAATTCAATTGGGTCTTCCCACAGTTTATTAGTGTCTTCAAAACGACCTTCTTGAATTGTGTTCATCCATATAAGAATATCTGGTTTTCCAAACGATTGGCGAGTTGTTTGTGTTGGGCATACAAAATCAACTACAACATCTAACCCTTGACCAGAAAGCATACGAGCCATTTCACCCATACGCCGAGCATGCTCAATTCTATCTTCGACAGTAAAGCCTAAGTCTGAATTAACAGTAGAGCGAACATAATCTGCATTTAAATGAACAGCATTGATTCTATCTGATAGTTCAATGGCAAGGGTTGTCTTGCCACTGCCTGGTAATCCTATAATCTGAACAATCATGTTATCCCCTTTTTTTATTTTTCCAGTCTATTACAAAATACTTATCAAAGTTTTCTTTTAAAAACTTTAAGTGTTCTTTAGTAGAAGCAATTTGAAAATCTTTGTCTTTAAGTTCTCTCATAAATGGACAATAAATTCTACCTTGTTTCATACATGTAATATGAAACGGGTAAAAATCTGAGGGAACATAATCACTGGTTGATTTAAATACTGCTGTTTCAATCTTCCGCCTAATAGATGTTTCTTCTTCATCTATCTTAATACCGCAAAACGGACAAAGGTTTTCTTTAACTGCCCTTTCTTCGTTTTCAATGTTAAGGCGAATAACACTACCTTCTGGCAAACCTGGCATAGATTGAAATGGAACTGGTGATTTTTTATAAACAAACCTTTTGTTATTTCTAAACCAATCTTTTGATTGAGTAAAGAAAAAAGGTCTAGGCAAGCCTATAAAATTAATAACCTTTTCAGACCAAAGCATTATTCTGCTACTGGTGCCTCAACTACTGGTGCATGAATAAATGTTGTACCATCCCATGTATCGCCTATGTGTGCTGGTGTTTCAGGCTTTACTTCAACACAATAACTAGAAGTAACTTGTTCTGCTATTTCTAATGTGTTTGCAACAATAACATTTTCTACTACATTATCTTTTAAAACTGCAAATGTTTTCATTTTTCTCCTTAGTATGCGTAAATATAAATAGTTGCTTGTGTCCCTATGCCGCCTTGAGCATTTCCATAGCCACCAGAACCACCAGTAGTAACATTTGAACTAGATGTTGTTGCTGAAGAAGCACGAGTCAATGTTGATGCACCAGGGTTAACTGTTGGTAAACTTGTTTGCGCAGACAATGATGCACCTGGGTTATTGTTTCCACCCCTACCACCAACAACAGTAATGGCATTGTCAAATGATGAAGTACCACCATTACCGCCTGCTGCGTTGGTACTGGTTCCGCTTCTAGGACCTGCTGCGCCAACAACAACGGAACATCCAACACCAGGTGCTACCTGAACATAGCCAGCGCCCCAAATTCCATTTTGACCAGAGGTACCCGTGTATTGGCCATAACGCTCAGGACCGCCTGCTGCGCCGCCGCCTGATGAACCTTGAATTGCTACATAAACTAGATTGCAACCAGCAGGTGGGGTGAAAGTTCCTGATGAAGTGAAAGTAGCAAGATGCCGTAACTTTGAATTTGATTGTAATTGATTTGTAGCCATTATGAGTTCTCCGTTCCAAATATGCTAAATGATGAAGTTCCTAATGTGCTCCAAACATTTATTACATCTTCAGGTTGTAGACCAATACCCAATGTATAAGATTGAGATGATGCTACAGATACACCCACATTGTAAACAATATAATGTTTAGAACTTAATGATTGACCAGAAGGAACTACCGCAATTCTGATTTCATCTGTAAAAGATGAACCAGTGTTTGTTATATTTATTGTAGAAACAACCGCATAGTTTCCTGTACCCGCTGGTACTGTGTAAGCAGTTGTGTCTGTTGATGCACTAGGAGCAGATTGCCCTAGGACTTTATATTGTATTGCCATAGTTTATGCTCCCATTAGCATGAATAAATCTGCCAGCGACACGCCGCCACCAGACGAAGAAGATGCCCATTGGACACCACTTCCAGTTGATTGTAGTACCTGACCCGCTGTACCAGAGGAAGACCCTGCGGTAAGTGTACCAGTTAAAGTTAGGTTAGAGATAGTAGGAGCCGTTGAAAGTACGTTACCACCAGTGCCCGTAAGGGTATTAAAGCCAACATATTCAAAGTCCCAAGAAGCTGCATCTGTTCCAGAGGCAAGAATACTTGTAACCTTGATACTTGAGCCAGGCAATACCGTAGCAATTAAGTTAGCACCAGAGGAATTAACCGTTAGGTTACCTGTGCTGTTATTTTCAATAACATACCGAGTACCAACATTCATAGTGCTGGCTACTGGCATTACTACTGTTTGAGTGGATGTTCCAGTAAAGACTTGCTGGTTATTGCTGGTGTTAGTAAGCGTAGTAGTTCCACCAGCAGTTGCTGTAGATGTATAACCTAGTACAAAGTTATTAATAGCTGGATACGACAGGGTTGGACTAGTGCCAAATACCAAAGAACCAGAGCCAGTCTCATCTGTTAAAGCTGTCGCAAGATTGGCTGAAGATGGAGTTGTAAGAAATCCTTGAACACCAGTTCCTAGAGCAAAAGCAAATCCACCTTGAGCACCTGTAGCTCCTGTTGCACCTGTTAGTCCAGTTGCACCGGTCATACCTGTTGCGCCAGTAACTCCTGCACCAGTCACACCGGTTGCGCCAGTAGCACCTGTTAGACCAGTAGCACCTGTTGCGCCTGTAAGTCCGGTAGCACCTGTAGCTCCTGCTCCAGTGGCTCCAGTAGCGCCAGTAGCTCCAGTAGCTCCAGTTAAACCCGTCATGCCCGTCATGCCAGTTAGTCCAGTTGCCCCTGTTGCACCAAAACTATTTGGTAATTGAGATGTAGGAACCTTGCCACTAATATCTAATTGAGCAACACCACCTGCTTGGCCTTTTTCTGTGAGTGGGACGTAATCACCAAGCGAAGTTGAAAGCCCATCACTACGTACAATGTCAATCGGTAATTGTGAATCAGGCACAACGCCTGATGCGTTAAGAGTTGCTAAACCTCCAGTGACGCCTTCCTTAAGAGAAAGAACACCTGAGCCCGTGTTGTAAAGAATCGAGCCTGTAACTCCAACAACGCCGCTAGGGCCCGTTGCTCCTGTTAATCCTGTTGCGCCTGTTGCACCAGTAAGACCTGTCGCACCGGTAGCGCCCGTTAATCCGGTAGCGCCCGTACTTCCGGTTGCGCCTGTTAAACCGGTAGCGCCTGTTAATCCTGTTGCGCCGGTAAGGCCTGTTAAACCTGTAGCTCCAGTATTACCGACAGCTCCGGTGTTTCCTACTGCTCCAGTCATACCTGTTAATCCGGTTAGACCTGTCGCACCAGTTGCGCCGGTTGGTCCCGTTGCACCGGTCGAGTAAGGAACGCTAGAACGCAGAACATCCCAGGTAGTACCGTTCCATTTCCAAACACGATTGCCAACCGTGTACGTCTGATTGACGGACGGCGAATTTGGAAAATCAATTGCTGGCACGGTTACTCCTTTGCGATGTGCATATTATAGCGCGTTTTGAGCTAGAATGATTAAGAATTTATGATGCTAAGTATCTAATAATTGTAATGCCTGAACCGCCAGCAGTTCCATCTGTGCCAACGGATGTATTTTTACTACCGCCACCACCACCTGTATTAACTTTACCAGCAGTATTAATTGCGCCGCCGCCACCCAAACCAGCAGTACCCGCAGAAGCGTTTTCCCAATCGTAGAAAGCACCAACGCCACCGCCAGCGATATAACCACCAACACCAGTTCCAGTTACGCTAAGCCAAGATGAATAAGTGTTAGTTCCGTTACCACCGCTACCTGAAAGATAACCATAAGAATTTGCGCTATTACCACCTACTGCGCCAGCACCGCCACCACCACCGCCATAGTTGTATTGTGAATAATCTGTATAACCTCTACCACCATTATTACCTTGGCCTGATGTTGCAGTACCGCCTGAATTACCTTTTACGCTACCACCGCCTGAACCGCCATTACCACCAACAGTTCCGCTTTGTCCCGCGCCATAACCACCACCAGTAGCGGTTATTGAAAGTGAACCGCCAATAATTGATGAGTTATTTCCTTGCCCACCGTTTGCATTATTGGCCCCAGCAGTACCACCTGCACCAACAGTTACGGCATAAGCAGTTGATGATGCAAATGATTGAGTATTAGAATTTAATACTCCACCTGCTCCACCGCCACCACCATATCCACCCGCTCCACCGCCTCCAGCAACTTGTAACACATCACAACTTAATGATGTAGCAGGGGTAAATGTTCCACTGCTAAGGAATGTATGGTACCAATACGTACCGTCAGTCTGAATGTTTCCACCGCTAGCCTTTGGAGCGATAGCGGGTGTAGTGTCTACTGCGGCTAGTCCGTAGAGTGAGAAGGTGCTGTATTGAGCCCAACCGCTACCATTTACAGGCGCTATGTTAATACTTGATATTGCCGCAGTTCCAGTCCAAATATTTGCCATTAAAGCCATATAAGCCGTAGTGGCATTATTTTCTGAAACACCATCGGAAGATATGGATTTTTGTATTCCCGAAACCGAATAATTAGGAATGTATATCTCAGAATTACCAAAAGTATTTGCCGTAGCATTTGCATAACCTGTGTAAGCCGTATAAGCATAACCATTACTTGTTGTGTCACTACCAGCAACCGAACCTGTTCCATAAAGTCTGCGATAAGTATAATTAGTTGCAGTATCACCATTAAATTGCAATGCAGGGGAATCATTGGTGGCTCCTGTATTTGTGCCACGCGCAGATACAACAATTTTCAAATCGGTATAGCCAGATTGTGGAATGTTGCTGAATGTGACTGATGCTGCCGAGGCGTTAAGTTGAATGCGTTCTAGTAATACATAATTTGCTGGCATTAGTTAATCTCCCTATGACGCGTATCTGATAATGACAATGCCTGAACCGCCGGAACCAACTGTTGAGTCAGCACCTGCGCCACCACCAGTGTTGATAGTTCCTGATGAGTTATATGAAGGTAAACCTGATACGTTCTGACCACCGCCACCAAGACCACCAGCAGCGCTTTGTCCACCACCGCCACCGGCGTAGTAAACAGTTCCACTGGAATTCTGACCAGTAGTAGTTGCAAGGCCCCACTGTGAATAAGAAGAAGAACCTACGCCACCTGTTGTTGCACTACCAGAGCCATCTGTGCCTTGTGCTCCTGCACCACCACCACCGGCTCCTGCGTTACCGGAAGAAATATTTCCACCACGATTACCTTGATCGGATGTTGCTGCGCCTCCAGCATATGTGCGAGAACCGCCACCACCAGAACCACCAGTATTACCGGTTGCTCCAGTTCCACCACCGGCGTCATAACCACCGCCACCGCCACCTTTAACAAGTGTGAGTCCAGCAATCTGTGAGTCGTTACCGTTGTTGCCTCTAAAAGTATCTGCTGTTTGAGCAGCGCCACCGGCGCCTACAGTTACTGCGTAACCTGTTGCGCTAAATGCTTGAGCAGTAAAGCCAAGTAGTCCACCTGCTCCACCACCGCCGCCGTATGAACGACCACCTGAGCCACCACCTGCAACTACAAGTGCGTCGCAAGATAGTGCTTGGTTAGGAGTAAAGGTTCCTGATGATGTAAATGCGTGATAGGTATATCCATCTGCTGCATAAGTAATAGTTCCACCAGTTGCTTTGGCAGTGGGTACTGCTTGTGCGCGGATGCCGTAGAGGGAGAAGGTTGTACCTACAGTAAAAGTAGTTGCTGCCCTAGAAAATATAACGCTAGTAATAGGGGCAGTATTGCGCCATAATCCTACATAAGCACCTAAATAAGCGCTTGCATTTCCCGTTCTAGCAAGAACGGTTTTGTAAGTAGTATTATTTGAATAGTTTTGAATATTAACAATAGAAGAAAATCTAGCGTTATTTACATCGCCAATCATTACATAAGCTTGATTAGAAAGTATTCCTGAAGAAGCCGAACTGCCATCACCCAAAATTCTTGTTGCTGAATAATTGGTAGAACTAGTATCTCCATTAAATTGAATACATAGATTAGAGGTACTTGCATCAGTTGTTGTTCCGTTAATTACTACTACTAAATCTGTATAACCGCTAATTGTAGTTAAATCAAAAGTAACACTAGATACAGGACTTCCCGTTACAGTTGTAGATTGTAGCGCAACATAAGTATTAGTAGCCATTATTTAATCCCATACAAAGCAAAGGTTGAGTATTGATAAGCAGTACCAGAACCACCTATTGGAATAGTTATAGAAGTAATCGCAGATGTATTCATCCACACTCCAGAAGAAAAATCAGGTCCACCAGAACCGTTTTGATCAGAACCACCTAAAGACCTTGTAGTCTTGTATTTATTTACATTGGCGTAATCAAAAATATCAAAAATAAAAGAAAGTGGATATGTTGAAGTTGGAGAAACAACGGTGCCTAATTGTAAATTATTATTATTAGTTACTGCATAAGCAGACGCGGCACTTCCATTACCTCTTAAACCGTGAAAAGAGTAATTAGAACCACTATCTCCATTAAAGCGAGGAATTGGAACATCCGTTCCTGTATATGTTCCTCTAATCTGCAAATGGCTATACCCCACAGGAATACCTGCAAAGGTAATTGATGTTGCAGAAGTTGATAGAGTTACAGTTGCAAGAGAGTCATATCCACTATCGGGAAACCAAGCAACAGGCGTAGTAATCGAGCTTGATGCAGCGCTTGGTCTCGATGTCCCTGTAGCATTCGTCGCGGTGACAGTAAACGTATACGCGGTCTGCTCAGACAGTCCACTTACAGTGATAGGAGACGTTGCGCTTGTTCCTGTAAGTCCTCCTGGGCTCGACGTTGCGGTGAACGTAGTCGCCCCGTAAGCGCCAGGTGCGGTGAACGTAACAGACGCGGTAGAGTACGTAAGCGCGGTAGCGGTTCCAATGGTAGGCACCGACGCAACAGGCGTGATTCCCGCTATAAGAGACTTATAGCGATATCCACTCTGTCCCGCGTTCGAGAGACGTTGAATGGGCATTAGACTATTTCAACTCCCGAGATGTGAAAGTTGACGGTAATCGCTGACGCTCCACCCGCGATAATTTTTGGTGTTGCGTTTGCAGGAATGACCTGCTTAAGATCCATGATGACCGTATCATTTGCGGCGATAGAAACGGTTGTCGCAATTGCAACTCCGTCGATGGCAAGCGTATATGTTGCGCCGGACGCCGCGGTGTTTGTCACGATGATGCTGGTGACGACCGTTGTTGTACTTGTCGTTGGGACGGTGTACAAGGTTGTTGCTGTGTTCGTTGTCGCTGCTCCGCGAAAAAGAACCTTTGAGGTTGTAGCCATTAGTTACTACGCCTTTCGGTTTGTTATATTTTTATTTTAATACGCCTGCATAATTGTCATTACTGTAAGGTCATCAATATTTGCTGTAGGACCCGTTGCGCCTGTGGCGCCTGTTAAGCCTGTTGCTCCCGTTAAACCGGTAGCACCGGTAGCACCTGTTAATCCAGTTAAGCCAGTTGCGCCAGCAGCTCCCGTTACACCCGTTACGCCAGTTGCGCCCGTTAATCCAGTTGCTCCAGTTAAGCCGGTAGCACCTGTAGCTCCAGTGAGTCCCGTTAATCCAGTCGCACCTGTAAGTCCAGTGTTGCCGGTTACGCTTACTCCCGTGACGCCTGTCGCGCCGGTAGAACCAGTCGAACCAGTATTACCGGTAGGACCATCATTTGCACTTGCAGCTTCTACCCAATAACCATCATAGTAAACGTAGAGATTACCAGACGCAGAGTCATACCATGCATCACCAAGTGCTGGAGACGTCGGCGGAGTTGAGTCTGCAGTTGAGAATGTTCCCTTTGCTCCGGTAACGCCAGTCAAGCCAGTAGCTCCGGTTGCGCCCGTTAAACCTGTCGCGCCTGTTGCGCCTGTTAAACCTGTCGCACCTGTGAGACCAGTTGCTCCAGTTAATCCAGTAAGACCAGTATTTCCTTGAGCTCCAACGTCACCTGTTCGCGCAAAGGTAATGATAACATCTTCGTTATTTACAAACGTACCGTTACCTGAGACATACGCAGATACGACTGTAAACCAACCGGTGTTATCTGTTAAAGAGCTAATCGTGTATAGCGCAAAGATGCTTGGGTCTGACTTCTTTGAGATCTTAAAGTGACCCTTGATTGTGCTCGTAGAGTCGTCGATGGTATTGAGGAATGATGACATGTTAATCGCTGCGTCATCCTGAGAGTCAATGTACATCGCGCTTGCCGAAGCAAGCGTCGCGTTATTAAATCTAACTAAACCAACACCAGGATCAGAGTTTGTAGTCGATGTGCTAAAAGTATAGTCAAGTGTTATGCCGCCAAAACTTCCAGCAGCTCCAGTATTACCTGTTGCGCCGGTGTTTCCTACAGCTCCTGTTACACCTGTAAGTCCTGTAGCGCCAGTCAATCCAGTCGCGCCAGTCATACCTGTCGCGCCGGTCATACCGGTCATACCTGTTAAGCCGGTAACACCAGTTGCGCCGGTATTTCCAACTGCGCCTGTTGCACCAGTTGCGCCCGTGACGCCAGTCAATCCTGTAGCGCCAGTTAACCCGACAGCTCCTGTATTACCAACAGCGCCAGTCGCACCGACCGCGCCAGTCATACCTGTTAAACCCGTTGCGCCTGTCGCGCCTGTTAATCCTGTCGAGCCTGTAGCTCCTGTAAGACCGGTTGCGCCCGTTAAGCCGGTAAGTCCAGTCGCACCAGTTGCGCCAGTTAAACCCGTTAAACCAGTTGCTCCGTTGTTTCCTTTAGATGCAACTAAACTCCAACGCGACGAAGAGCCTGGAATATGTGAGCCAGACTCTCCGATAGGAATAGCTGTGTTGCAATAATAAGTGCTTCCGTTGTATTGAACGGTGTCGCCGATGGCGTAGCCAACGAAGTCCCAGGCAGCTCTCCAGTTGATACCTGTAACGCCTGTGAGACCTGTTGCGCCTGTTAAACCTGTTGCTCCAGTTGGACCCGTTGCACCTGTAGGCGCAAAATTACGTACGACCTTCCATACGCTTCCATTCCACCTCCAGGTGGTTGAGCCGGACGTAAATGTATCATTTACGCTCGGCGTGTTAGGAAAATCAATAGGCATGTGACTCTCTCACTACTGCAATGGTATGGGGCATACTATACTATAAATCTCGATGTTTATCTTAAAGACGAGCATAAAAAACTGCCCGCTCTTCCGAAGAAGAACGGGCAGCTTCCTTTAAGAAGGGGTTATGCGGAGAGGTCTCCGACGATTACCCATGTATCGGTCGCGCGCTTGATCAACGTTGCTGAAGACCACTGAGCGCGAAGCTTAGTGCCTGGAGTTCCGTTAAGTGTTACGCTCGCACCGCCGACAGTTACCTGTCCAGCACCTGTCTGCAGTAGGTTAACCTGGTCGCCAACGTTGAACCCGGCAACTGCCGCGTTTGTTGGGATGGTCAACGTAATCGCAGATGCGTTATTAAGCTCAACGAGCTTGTTAACGTCTGAGGTTGCTAGTGTGTAGGTTGTGCCTGTTTGTGCGTTAGTTACTAGGGTCAAAACTGCGTTTGATCCTGTAGCACCTGTTGCTCCTGTTAAGCCGGTTGCACCGGTTAGACCAGTCGCGCCTGTGTTACCGGCAGCTCCTGTTGCGCCTGTATTACCAGCCGCGCCAGTTACACCGGTAAGGCCAGTTGCTCCTGTTGCACCTGTGAGGCCGGTTGCACCTGTAAGGCCAGTCGCACCTGTCGCACCGGCTGCACCAACGTCACCAGTACGTGCAAACGTAATGGTTGTTGACTCTGCCGCTGAGAACGATGTTGCGCCTGATACGTAGGAAACAGCTACCTTGAAGTAGTCTCCACTTGAAATGTTGTTATTTACAATTGTAAACAACGCGAAGTCGTTTGAGTTAGAGATGTTTGTTACCTTCATGTGGCCCTTGATTGGGCTTGTTGAATCATCAATAGTTGTCAAGAATGACGAGATGTTTGATGCATCTGCGTCTGTCTTATTGATGTACATGTATGTTGCTGATGCCAAGTTCGCATTATTGAACTTGAAGTCACCTGCACCTGGATCTGAATCTGCGGTGTTTGTGTCGAACGCATACTTAAACGTTGCGCCACCGAAGTTGCCCTGTGCACCAGTTACGCCGGTGTTACCTTGAACACCTGTGTTACCGGTAGGTCCGATGTTTCCGCCCACAGCCTCAACCCAGTATCCGTCAAAGTATACAAATACTAGACCGGACGCGGAGTCAAACCAAGCATCTCCTGTTTGAGGAGAAGCTGGAGGTGTTGAGTCTACAGTTGAGAACGTACCTTGAGCACCAGTTACACCAGTAAGACCAGTTGCACCAGTAAGACCAGTTGCACCAGTTAAGCCTGTTGCACCGGTAAGACCAGTAGCACCTGCTGCACCAGTTACACCAGTAAGACCAGTAGCACCTGTTGCACCAGTTAGACCGGTAAGACCAGTCGCACCGTTAGCACCAGTTACACCGGTAAGACCAGTAGCACCGGTTAAGCCTGTTGCACCAGTAAGACCAGTTACGCCTTGCGCACCTGTCATACCAGTTAAGCCAGTAGCACCTGTGTTACCAACTGCACCAGTTACACCAGTTAAACCTGTCGCACCGGTTGCGCCTGTGAGACCAGTTGCGCCAGTAGCACCTGTGAGACCTGTTGCACCAGTTAAGCCGGTTAGACCAGTCGCACCTGTGTTACCTTGACCGCCAGCATCACCGGTACGTGCGAAGGTAATGATAACATCATCAGAGTTGCTGAATGATGTTACTGAACCTGATACGTAGGAAGATGCTACCTCAAAGTAGCCGGTTGATCCAGCACCTTGTTCTAGTGCTACGCCGCTGATTGTGAACAACGCAAAAACACTTGAGTCTGACTTCAAAGAAATACGGAAGTGACCCTTGATTGTTGACGTTGAATCATCGATTGTACGAAGCATTGCACGAACATCTGTTGATGTGTCATCAAGATCATCGATAGACAATGTTGTTGCAGATGTTAGGTTAGCGTTGTTAAACTTAAGCTTGCCAGGTCCTGGATCTGATACTGTTGTATTTGTATCAAATGTGTAATCTAAGGTGATACCACCGAAGTTACCCTGTGGACCGGTGTTACCTTGTGCACCAGTCATACCAGTAGCACCAGTTAAACCGGTAGCTCCTGTAAGGCCTGTCGCACCAGTTAAACCTGTTGCGCCAGTCGCGCCTGTAAGACCTGTGAGGCCTTGAGCACCAGTTACACCAGTTAAACCTGTTGCACCAGTTAGACCTGTTGCACCAGTTAGACCTGTGTTACCTTGCGCACCAGTCATACCGGTTAAGCCGGTTGCACCAGTAAGACCAGTTACGCCTTGCGCACCAGTGTTACCGACAGCACCAGTTACACCTGTTAAACCAGTTGCGCCTGTTAAACCTGTATTACCTTGGGCGCCTGTGACGCCTGTTTCACCTTGCGCGCCTGTGTTACCGTTTGCACCAGTTACACCAGTTAAGCCAGTTGCACCAGTTAGACCGGTAGCTCCTGTATTACCTTGTGCACCAGTTGGACCGGTTGCGCCTGTTGCACCTGTAGGTGCAAAGTTACGAACTACCAGCCAAACAGTACCATTCCAGCGCCAAGTTGTCGAACCTGATGTAAACGTCTGATTTACGGACGGTACATTAGGAAAGTCAATGGCCATATATGCTTTCTCATTTCACTCGAGTGTTAGGAGCAGAGAGGCTCCTAAAAGATATCTTATACTAAATGAAAGAAGGTGATAGAGGTAAAAAACTGCAGCTTAAATTACAGTATATCCGTAATAAATGGTCTGCGATGAACCACTGGTATTAGCAATTGTAAAGTCAAATCTATTGCTACTTGTACCCGCATATGTAGCGTCTGTGCTGATAGTACCTGCTACTCCTCTAATCTGATTAGGTATGGCAGTCAATGAAATAGGACTTCCACCACCTGTATAGTTCCAAGCATATTGATATCCTATTGCTGGCACATTGGTATTTGTCACACTGACTGTAGCATTCCAAATTATAATACCGTTAGGTATATTTCCCTTGACCCACATGGTGTATGTGCCACCACTTGGGACTTCAAAATTGTAAGTGTTAGTACCTGTGGCAATAGTCCATGAACCTGTGGTAGCAGCTGAACCTGTCGGACCAGTCGCGCCCGTTGCGCCCTTATCGCCTGATGTGTTACTTGAAGCTTGAATCCAGAAGTTGTCGTAGTACACGAACATAATTCCAGTTGCTGGATCAAACCAAACATCACCTTGAACTGCTCCAGTCGGAGGTGTGTCTTCAGCAGTTGAGAAAACTCCGCGTGTTCCAGTGTCTCCTGTCGCGCCTGTTACGCCAGTTGCGCCTGTAAATCCTGTCGCTCCTGTAGGGCCAGTCGCACCAGTCATACCTGTTAGACCAGTAACACCTGTCGCTCCTGTTAAACCAGTTGCGCCTGTAACGCCTGTTAAACCAGTTGCACCAACAGCTCCAGTATTCCCAGCCACTCCTGTGCTGCCATTAGCGCCTGTCGCACCTGTATTACCAACAGCTCCTGTTGCGCCTGTATTACCAATAGCGCCTGTCGCACCAGTTGGACCAGTATTTCCAGTTACGCTTGCGCCCGTTGGGCCTGTCGCACCAGTAAGACCAGTTGCACCTGTTGCGCCAGCACTTGTCGGACTAAGAAGCTCTAGCCAGTTATGCTTGCTTACTACCGAGCCTGCTGGAGATACAGCTGAAGGTCCAGTGTTGCTTGCTACCTTAGTGTATGTAAAAGTAGTAGTGGTAGGCGTAGAGGCTACGGTGTATGTACCGTTAAATGTTGCATCAACTCCGGATATAACAACCGTGTCTCCTGTTGTTAATCCATGCACACTGCCTGTAGTAATTGTTGCGGTGTTAGTGCTAATCTGCTTTGTTGTTGCCTCTAATGCGGTTGCCGCAAAGACGAATGTCTTACTGACGTCTGAGCGAATTGCAATGTCGCCAACTTCAACGTCAAGCTGAAGCATCGCTGTCTCTGTAGCAACTGCATAGGTATTAGTAATTGCAAGCCCAGGGAGCTGGGCAATCTTAATCTTTGCGTTAGCGTCAAGCTCGGCTACGCCGGATGATGCGCCTTTTTGTGTAAGTGGGACGTAGTCACCAAGCGAACCTGTAGTGCCGGAGACGGAGTCAAGTTGTTCACGATACGTTTCCGCAATGATGCCTGCGGCAAGAAGCTCGTCAATTCCCTGTTGAGTAAACGAAGGCTGCTCTGGAAGAAGAAGATTAGTAGTAACTGCAAGGATTACACCCGTGCTGCCAGGAGGCTCGATTGCTACTCCTGCGGAGTCCCACGCAACTGTCAATCTAATAGGATTAGATGATACGTTAACTAACGCTGTAATCTCATAACGGATCGCACCTGCGTTGCTATCATAAAGATAGACGCGCTGGCCGACCTCAACGTCAGATGGGCCATACAGCCCTGAGTCATCACTAAAGTTACCAGATATGCTATAGATACCTGCTGATACTGTAGATACTGATGTTACTGCAAAGCGACCGGATAGTGGTTTTGTCATTTACTATCCTCCCTTACGCAAAAGTGAATCTGATAGTTCGGTTAGAAGCAGCCATTACAATTGACAGTTGATCAAAGCCAACTAATGTTGCTAGGTTAGAGTTAGGCTGTGATTGCGCTAATGTATCTTCACGCCAGCCAAAAATCATAGGTGGGTATCTATCTGCGGCTGAAGAGTTAAGCCCAACGGCTGCATAGTTAAAGATCAAAGGCGATGTAACGCTCGAAGGAAGTCTCATCATGCCGCCAATTAGCGTTACGCCTCCGCCTGTAGGAGCGTACAAAGTTACTGTTGAAGAAACACGCGACATGTTGTATCCGCGTGAGTAGACGCCGGTTGTGCCGCTGCTTGTACCTGTGTTAGAAACTGGAACTGTAAATGTGTTTGCATCGGTTACCGTGACGGTTACAGACTGCGCGGCAGCCACGTTTGTGTTACGAAGAATAATGCGGTCGCCTGTTGTTAATCCGTGAGAAGCAGAGGTAACTGTTACCGTGGTTGTAGAGCGGCTCCATGTAAGAGATGACTTTTGGTCAACGTCATAAGACTGTAGATAAAATTCTTCTCCGCTTGTTGATTGAACTTGGTAGCGCTCAATGTACATCGAAGAGCCGGCGCCTGCGGGACCAGTAGCTCCTGTTGCTCCAGTAACACCTGCACCAGTTACACCGGTTGCGCCCGTTGAGCCTGTCGATCCAACTGCACCTGTTGCGCCTGTAAGACCTGTAGCTCCGGTTAATCCTGTAGCGCCAGTTGCACCAACTGCGCCAGTTACACCAGCGCCAGTTACACCAGTTGCGCCGACAGCTCCGGTTGCACCAGTGTTGCCTGCAATACCTGTTGCGCCAGTCGCTCCTGCACCTGTTGCACCTGTTGCACCAGTTGCTCCAGTAACGCCTGTTAGTCCCGTTAAACCAGTTGCACCTGTGTTACCAGTTACGCTTGGGCCAGTTGCTCCTGTAGAGCCAGTAACACCGGTATTTCCAGCTACACCTGTTGCACCAGTTGTGCCTGCGCCTGTTGCGCCAGTCGCACCGGTTACTCCAGTGTTTCCTGCAGCTCCAGTGTTTCCAACAGCTCCGGTGTTACCGGTGTTGCCAGTTACACTTGCGCCAGTTGCGCCGACAGCTCCCGTTGCGCCAGTTACACCAGTATTTCCAACTGCGCCTGTTGCTCCGGTAGTACCTACGCCAGTTGCACCAGTTGCGCCAACGCTACCAGTGTTACCGACTGCACCTGTCGCACCAGTTTGCCCTGCGCCTGTTACACCAGTATTTCCTTGCGCGCCTGTCGCGCCAGTGTTACCTTGTAAACCTGTTGCGCCAGTTTGACCAGCGCCTGTCGCACCTGTTACACCGGTATTTCCAACTGCACCTGTTGAACCAGTGTTACCTGTTGCGCCAGTTTGACCAGAGCCTGTTGCGCCGGTAGCGCCTGTTGCGCCGTTAGCACCAGCGGGACCAACAATCTGACCTACGCTTGTCCAAGCAGAGCCGTTCCAAACATACAAATCGCCATCAGCGTCTACTATGTGAGCGTCATTGACAGTGTTGCCTGTTGCTGGCAGATTGACAACTGCCGCGACGCTTCCCTTAAATGTTATTGATACGCCTTGCGCACCAGTTGCGCCTGTTGAACCTGTTGCGCCTGTTCTACCGGTAGCTCCTGTAGAGCCTGTTATACCAGTTTGTCCTGTTGCACCGGCTCCTGGGCCAGTCGCACCTGCAGGACCAGTTGCTCCAGTTACACCAGCACCTGTTGCGCCGGTTGCACCTGTTGCTCCAGCGGGACCGATAGGTCCGCGAGCAGTAGTTGATGAAGATACGTTATAGCCAGTTGATGTTGGAACTAACCGCGCGATCTGTGTGAATAGATCGATGTCCGAGCCATTGCCTATAGGCAAGAAGACTCTTACGTTTACAGACTTAACACCGTTGATACGGATAGCAACTTCATACGCCCAACCTGCTGGAGAAACAAGTGGGTTGTCGGTAGTTGGAAGCTTTAGTGAGAACGAGCCGGTGCCGTCTAGCGATACTGTAGTTGCGCCACTTAAGACAACGGCATTGTCGGTATCAGTTACAGTAGACGTCGGTGTAAACGAGATAGTTCCTACACCTGCGATACCTCTTGATGATACATACGTGCCTATGACGGTACGCGTTACAACGTCCTCAGACCAGCTTGGCACAGAAGCTCCGTTCCTAAAAAACTCAATGCACCTATATCTTTATCAACATAGCAAAGACATCAATAGGAGACAGGTATATACTACCAAACATATAAAATCTTTACTTGGATACTTTATTATTTATTAGCTGGAATTACGCTAACATCGAGCCTTGGATCGTGATCTTTACCTACCACCATGGTCAATATACCTGGGTTAGACTCTAGACCACGTCGGTCTCTAAACCATGCGGAGCCTGGGTCGACCGTCGGACATTGCGCCCAAAATCTGCCGCCAACATCCATTGATCTAAAGTTGTGGAAATGTCCTGACAGCCAAACATCACATCCGCCCAGCGCAGTCTGGCCTGCAGCCTGCTCTGACAGATATTTAGTAACATCTTTTCCACTTTGATGACCGTGAAATAGTCCAATCATAGTTCCGCATACTTCTACCGCAAGTGTTTGATGATCTCTCGCAGGGAACCTAAACTCTACGTGTGATAGCGCGCTACTTTCCGCGCAGATAGACTGAGCTACGTTTGCAATATGAGTGTTCCATCCTTCAGATGGATCAAGCGCAACTTGGCGACTTACCTCGTCATGGTTTCCGTTTACTACCGCGACTACGACACGGTCTACCAACGGGGCAAACGCCTTTATTTGAACCATAAGCAGACCAATACCTACGCGTATTTGTTCGGTAAGACCCATGTCCGACGCGAAGTGGCTTTGTAGACGCCCACCTTGAGAAACGTTTCCTTCAACGTGATCTCCTAGCAGCGCGATAACAACCGTGCCTATTTCTCTTCCAACTTTTCTAAGGTCGTGTAGACGATGAACCGCACCTTCGGTTGCCGTCTGTATACGCTCTACGGTTTCCTTGGTTCCCTCTCCGTTAGCTTTCTTACCTAGTTGCTGGTCGCTGGGCGCAAAAATAAAGGCAAGGTCTCCAGTCGTCACCGAAGGCTTCTTGCCAGGCTTCCAATTTTGCATACTCTTCATTAGATCTTTTACGTCTAGGTCTAATTCTGTTTGAGATGATATTGGAACTATGTTAATTCTTTGCGATTCTAAAAGCTCGCCGTCGTACCTTTGCCAACGTGATTTTCTTACCGATGTAATTGCCCAATGGTCTGGGTTAAGGTCAAACTCAACTAGTAACTCTCTTGCGTCAGGAATATCAGTAATCGGGCGTGGTATCGAGATTACATAACCGCCGTCGTCTCCTACGTCCATGCGCGGACGCCATGCCTCGTCGGGAGCGCTGTTCTTTGTCTTAAAGTCTGAGCCCGAGCGCCCTGGAACAGAGAGCTTATCAAATAATGTCATCTAGTTAATACCTACGCACTAATCTTAGGATTAGATCCGAAGCATCGGCACGCGCCGCGACGGTGCTTTGTCACCGCAGCGTCACCTACGTCTAATCCTTCGTCTCGTAGAGCAGCGGCAATAACCGTGTTAGGAAGACGTCCTGGAGCACCGTAAGGAACCTCAAGTACCTCGGCAAGCTTTGCCTTATCTTCCTTTGAAAGTTGTTCGCCTGTTAGTAGGCTTCCTATCTTGCACGGTAGACCCGCACCGATTCCTGAGGATTGAGATAAACGTTCTGCAAGTGACATATAGCTCTCCAAGTATTGTCTACACGCTACTTAACGGCATCTCCGGTTAAGTGAACCATAAGCCTTGAGCTAACGGTTAGGAAAATTGTAACAAGAAGTAAGCAAAAGTACTGCTTATTAGGCAAATAAATAGTTAATTAAAAAGTAATGTTAACTGTACTTATAAGTGTACTTACAGCAGGAATACAGTACAGAAAGACGTAAAACAAGACAAAATAAAACTGCTTCTGTTATGCGGTTGAAGCCTTCTTTTTGCGTGGTGCCTTTGTCATCTTTGGTTCAACTGGAGCAGGGCCTTGATGCATTTCGGGAAGAGATAGAAGCTGAAGAAGAACGTCCTTAATAAACTTAACCTCTGTGGCTGTCTGCTTAGCTAGTTCCCCGTGCGTATTTATCTGATCCTTCATGGAGTTTCCTCCATTTTCCCAAAGTTGGTACTCGACTCTTTCCATGCGTTCGGACATAGTTCTTCCTTTGTCGTCTACGCCGATGGCGGTCTCGACGCGGTTGATGACCTTGTAGATCTTATAGATGAAGGCTAGGAGAAATAAGCCTCCGCCTACGATTCCAACCATTGCGCCTACCTGCATTGATAGTTGATTAAGCAAGGTAGTTGCCTTTCAGTTAAGTATCAAAGATATATCAAATTATATATTAAGGATTAAAGTATTAGTTGTTTTGGTTGTTTACTTATATGATACGTACCCTTTATAGTTGCCAAGTAACAAAGATTCTAAATAAGTGATATGATAGAGTTTCTCTAGAAAAATTAGAGTTTTATAATTATATTTGATTGGAGTTAACGACGAAAAGATGCTAGAGCAAGGTAACTGCGTATGAGCGCATGGGAGTCAGCAGAGGGACGTCTAGGTCCTGCTGCAAATTGGTACGCGACTCATAACTGGTCTATACTTCCTTGCTATGGAATCGTCGGAGGTCGTTGCACTTGTGGCGGCGCGCACGTTGAGCCAAAGGACGTAGGCAAGCACCCATCACTTCCAGAGTGGAACAAGTTTGCAACTACAGACGCTGCAACTGTAGACTCTTGGTGGGACAGAGATCCAAACATGAACATCGGTGTCATGTGTCGCTCCAGTGGATTTTTTGTAATTGATATTGATCCGCGCTCAGGTGGACCAGATTCATTTGAAAAGTTTGAAGCATTAGTCGAAGGATTCCTGCCTCCAACAGTTGAGGCAATCACAGGCGAGTACACAATCGCCGGTGGAAAGGTAATGCGCGGTCGTCACCTATTTTATAAGTGCGAAGAGTCAGAGCAGCTTGTTGGAAATCTTAAGAAGGCAAACCTTCCGGGCGTTGATATTAAACACAATGGATACGTTTTAATTACTCCATCACGACACTTCTCTGGAGTTTGTTACGAGTGGGCACCAGGTCATGCGCCGTGGGAAATTGAGATGGCAACCGCACCTGAAGAGTTACTGCAGTCTCTTCGTAAGAAGAATAGTCGTCGCGGTGGCACGAATCTTGGTGAAGGCGATTGGACTTTCCTAGAGGACCTAGACTTTGCTGGCGAGCGCATCGACGTAGAACGTTTGCTTGAGGAAGGAATTGAAGAAGGCTCACGCGCTGTTGATATTTACTCGATGACATGTGCGCTTGCTAATAAGTTTCCAATCAACACCGAGGCTGGTAAACTTGCAGTCGAAACTATGATGATTCGCTTTAACGCTGAAAAGGTGCGGCCTCCGCTTGAGCTTGAAGGCCAAGGCGGATTGCTCATGCACGTTCGCAGAGCAATTCAGTTTGTTATTGACAATCCAAAGTCAGAGCGCATGTGGCCAGGACTACAGGAGTGGGCTAACAAGTCTCAAGATGAAACACGCTCTAAGCCTACAAAGCAACAGGAAATTAGAACAACTGAAAATTATTCACCGCAGGATACATATAACGCACCAGGAACTATCGGCGGATCAATTACACAGTCAATCTCAGATGGCGATTCAATTTCTGAGGCGTCAAGTCTTTTAAAGATGGACGTGCCTAAGGATGTTGACGCTATTAACGAGAACGACGGTGGAGAACCTGGTAAGCGCACACTTACAGATACGGGAAACGGTCGTCGTCTTGTAGATGCATTTGGTCCTGCAATTCGTTACACGCCAGGACTTGGTTGGTTTCACTGGGACGGCGGATACTGGAAACCTGACGTAGAAAATCTTGAACTACAAGAGTTAACAAAGAAGCTTGCGCCGGTTATTGCATCTGAAGTTGTTAACTATGAGGACGCAGACAAGCAAGCAGAGTTAATGAAGTGGGCATTGCAAGCAAAATCTAACTCGCGCATCGCAGGCTGTATCGAAAACGCAACGTCAGATCCTCGCGTGCAGGTTGAGGTTAACGCGTGGGATTCAGACGAGACACTACTTGGCGTTGCCAACGGAGTTATTGATCTTCGCACCGGTGAATTACTTAAGGGACGTCCTGATTTGTTTATTACTCGCCGCGCACCTGTTGCATACACCGCAGGAATGCGAAATGTTAAGTGGGAACAGTTCTTAGACTTTGCAACAGGCGGAGATAAAGAGCTGCAAGATTGGATTCAACGTGCAGCAGGTTACTCGTTAACCGGTCTACGTACATACGACGTAATGTTTTTGATCTATGGCCCTGCAGGTTCAGGCAAGAACACACTTGTTGAAGCGTTGGTTAAGTGCATGGGCACACAGCAATATGCCTGGCCTCTTGATTCTTCTATCCTTGCGCAAGGAGACGGTCACGCCAATGGCTCAGATCTTTATCACTGGGCAGAGTTACGCGGACGTCGTATGGTGTGGGTTGACGAGTTGCCCGAGTCTGAAAGACTTAAAGAAAACTCAGTTAAGAAGCTTACAGGTTCTTCTGAAATCTCTGCACGTTCACCTGGTGAAAAACCATTTACGTTTTCATCGCGCGCGAAACTGTGGGTTACAACAAACCACAGACCTATCATTAACGATGATGCGATGTGGCGTCGTATTCGTCCTGTGCCATTGAACAACGTTCCTGAATCTCCAGACCCAGACTTGAAGCACTATATATTTGATCCTGAAGGCGCGTTGCCTGCTGTTCTATCCTGGGCAGTTGAGGGTGCGATTAAACTGCTTGGCTCGTCTGCACGTGATGCTCTTGGAACCTGTAAGGTTGTAACCGAGGCATCTGAGATCTACAGAAAGAACGAAGACCGTATCGGCATCTTCTTAAACGAAGAGACAAAGGAGTCTGAAGGAACGGTAGTTCCTATCAAGGCTTTGTACTCTGTATATCGTGCATGGAGTGAAGAACGCGGTGAAAGACCAATGACACAGATTGCATTCCAGCGTAAGATATCGGATCGCGGAATGACTGTAGTCGGTCTTGGTTCAAAGGCTGAAATTCAAGGTCGAATACTTGTTCCGCGCGCTGTACAAACTGGCGAGGTCGACTGGGGTCTTGCTTCTCGCTACTCTCGCGGATAAGGACTGGTCAAAGAACACCAATGAAAAATAGCACACGAATTTCTATAGCGGTAGCCATTGCTCTTGCGATTACAACTCCGTCATATGCGGCAGATTGGGTAAAGCCAAAGGCAAAGTTGACACCTGGTATAACAAATCCAGATGTAACACAGGCAAACATTAAGGACAATATCTGTAAGTCAGGGTGGACAGATACCGTGCGTCCTACTACTACATACACAAATAAGCTAAAGGAAACACAGCTTGCAACAACCTATAAGTTCTTAGTTGCGACATACGGAGCAGATCTATCCGGCTATGAAGAAGATCATCTTATTTCACTACAGCTAGGCGGATCACCTTCTGACCCTAAAAATCTTTGGCCGCAACCGTATGTAGGAGCAAATGCACGAAAGAAAGACGTCATCGAGACAAAGTTAAAGAGAATGATCTGTGCTGGAGCTATTACACTTAAAGACGCACAGAAAGCAATTTCTAAAGACTGGGTGGCAGCGTACAATAAATACTCTGTCCCCGCGGATGTAAAAGTTGTTGAATCAAACGGTTAATTAAAAACCAGTAGAAAGGAAAATAATATGTGTGCAACATGTGGATGCAGAAAATCAAAGCCAAAACCATCAAAGCCTAAGGGAGGTAAGTAAAAATGGCAGCAGCACAAGGAACAGCAGCTCGCTTAGTAGAAGTGGCGCTAGCAGAGCTAGGCACAGCAGAAGGACCAAAGGATAATCAAACTAAGTATGGCGCGTTTACTAAGGCAAACTTTTTGCCATGGTGTGGTAGTTTTTGCATGTGGTCTGCAAATCAAGCAGGAGTAAAGCTTCCCAACACAGTTTCAACTGTTGCGGGCGCGACTGCGTTTAAGAAGGCAAAACAGTGGACAGACGCAGCGTCAGCTACTCCTCAGCCAGGAGATCTTGTTTATTTTGATTTCTCTAGAGGAATGACAGCAGGTATTCAGCACGTCGGTATCGTAGTTAAGGATAACGGCGACGGATCTGTAACTACCATTGAAGGTAACACAGCAGGTAATGAAAAAGGAAGTCAAAACAACGGCGGAGAAGTTGCAAAAAAGATCCGCGCGTATAAGGCAAATAAAAAAGGTCTTCCTATTTTTGTTGTAGGTTTTGGTAGTCCAGTCTTCGGCGCGGCGGTAGAGGTAAAGGTTGAAAAGGCAGTAGACACAACTGGACAGGTTTATCCAGGCGAGACAATCGACCCAGGAGAAGCTGGTATCCATATTGCTACAGTACAGAAAGCTTTAGGTATTAAACCAGCTGATGGACAATATGGACCTGTAACTAAGAAGGCAGTAATTGCGTTTCAGGAGAAGAACCCTAAGCTAGGCGCGGCGGACGGGGTTATCGGCCCAAAAACTTGGAATGCTATTACAGGATTGCCCGTAAAATAGCGCAAGAGCCTGGAAACAGGTATACAGTAATACTAGTTTTTGGTGTCCTGGGAGAGAACGCCTAAAACATAAAGAGCCGGACAGCGTGAGTAATCGCGCGTCCGGCTCTATTTTTAGGTATAGATCTTTTAATCCTAAAAACAAGGAAAGTCTTTAACTTAAAAGTAGTTTTGCTTCGTCTGCTGTAATGCCGAGCTTGCTTAATAGTGCTTCTTTGGCTGCTGCCTTATCTGCTTCTTGCTGAGCAGCAACAGCATTGGCTGCTTGCTGTGCTTCATAGGCAGCAAATTCTTCATCGTTCATTTCACGGTCAATGACTGTGTCTGTTGATAGGTCGTGAATTCTTACCATTGGTCTGCTCATATTATTTTACTCCGTATAGTATGTAGGTACTTCCGCTTGTAAAAGCAGAAATACCATTTGATAAAAGTGTAATACTTGTAACCGCTGAAGTTACTCCAGTAGTTCCGCCAACCCCCATAGAAACATACATATAAGTGCTATATTGCCAACTTGAATACCAACTAACATATTTAGCCATAGAAGATTGTGTATATAAAGGAATATCCATAACCATAGAATAAGTATAGTTGCCACCAAAACGACCTATATAAAGACTATCTATATTGCTAAATTGACTAGTATTTGCAGTTGAAGTATTAAGAGTATAAGTATAAGAATAATTGCTATTAGTATTACCATTAAGTTGAAGACCCATATTGGTAATTGAAGAATCACCTGTAACATTAAAAAGTTGCAGTTGCAAAGATTTATAAGTTTGAGGAATAGAAGATATTGTTAGGCTAGAACCACCACCACTAGATATATCACCTGTGGCAATTTGAGTCATAGAACCAGCAGCAGGAGCAGCAGCCCACTTCAATCCAGTAGCAGCAGTAGAGTCTGCAGTAAGTACTGTATCGTTAGCACCTGCAGCAAGACGAGCAACAGTATCTGCTGCAGTAGCAGCAACAATGTCACCCTTAGCGTCTACAATAGATTTTGGAATCATAGTTGCAACAGTGGTATCAACTGAGGTGCCTAATGAGCGAATGGCTGAGGCGCCTTGTTGGACGAGAGATGAGTCATCGGGAGTTGTCCACCCGAAGTTGGTAGTTGTTGCCATAGGATTTTCCTTAGAGTTTAGTTAGAGAAGACCAGATAAATGTTTCTGGTACTTCATTCCACTGTAAGGAAGAAGACACGTTTTCCCACGAGGTAGATACCTTCGAACTGGATGATACTGTGCCTACTACGAGCATAGTTTCCTTCTTCTCCGTATACAGGTTAAAGAAGGAGACTTACTGGCTTTAAAAGCTAAGTGCCCTAGATCAACGTTGTTATCATATACCTGTAACAACAATATGTCTTATACTATCTTGTCCAGACTTCTTATTTTTGCTGGTCTAATACGTACTTAATACTAGAAGCAGACCATTTCCCGCCATAAGCTGTAGGAATACCTTCAGCTTGCAATGTGTTTGCAATAACACGCAAAGAAAGACCCTTTTCTCGTTCTGCTATAATACGACTACGTATCTCGTCAGAGATAAGTTGCTTAGGGCCTAGGTCTACACCCCATACTTTACCTGTTGAGCGTCTATATGAGTGAACGTCCTTCTGACGCTCGGAGATGATAGATCTTTCCATCTCTGCGAGCGCGGACATGATTGTCACGACAAAGCGAGACTGGTATGAAGAAGTGTCCAGATTAAGATCAAGAAGAACAAGGCGCCAGTCGTACGTCTTAGAGTGGTCAATGATAGATAGGAAGTCTTGAGTTGAGCGAGATAGGCGATCTAGGCGGGTAACAAATAATGCATGGGCTTTGCCTAACTCAAGATCTAATAAGGCCTTACGGAGGACGGGACGGCCTTTAATTGATTTGCCAGAGCGTCCTTCCTCGCGTATCAATTGTACATTTTTATACCCTGCAAGCTCCGCGGCCTGGCGCAACGTGCGCTCTTGAACCTCTAGCGAGATGCCGTCTTGAACCTGCATAGACGTAGATACACGTGCGTAAAGTAGCGCTATCTTGTCGTCAAGTTCCATTAAGATATCATACCCTATTTAGCTTAAAATGTGCTAAATACCATATGTACATTTATTGCAGACATAATACTTTGTCCGTTCTAATGTACAATTCTTACAAACAAACAAGAGAATCAAACTGCTGTAAACCCTTAAGTTGAAGGGTGTATGCTTTTAAGGCGTCTTTACGCGGTATGAGAGGGCTTAGAGTTTTGAACTACCAGGCGCTTCTGAGAACTCTAATCCACGTATTAGTTGCTACGCATACGTATAAGTACGAAGCGTCATACCCTGCCTGTCCTGTAGTTCCTGGTGACGTTGAGCTAGCAGGAGCTGTGACTATAGATATCGTTCCTGTAGGTCCAATGTTACCGCCCACAGCCTCAACCCATACACCATCATAGTAAACATACACTGCGCCGTCATTTGCATTAAACCACGCAGCGCCACTTACACCTGTTGGTGGTACAGCGTCAACAATAGAGAACTGTCCTTCGTCTCCCGTCGCACCCGTTGAGCCTGTATTTCCAGTTAAGCCAGTTGCTCCGGTGGGACCAGTTGGTCCAATTGCTCCCACAGTTCCCGTAGATCCAGTTTGTCCAACTGCTCCCGTTGCGCCTGTGCTTCCTGTATGACCCGTAGATCCAGTTTGTCCATTTGCTCCCGTACTTCCTGTTACACCAGTTAGACCGGTTGCTCCTGTTAAACCAGTTGCTCCTGTTAAACCCGTTGCTCCTGTTAGCCCAGTTAGCCCTGTTACACCTGTATTTCCAACCGCGCCGGTGTTGCCAGTCAATCCTGTTGCGCCTGTAAGACCCGTGTTACCTTTCGCACCTGTGTTACCAGTGACTCCTTGTGAACCTTGTGGCCCAACAATTTGTCCAACACTGCTCCATGCACTGCCATTCCAAACGTATAGGTCGCCGTCTGCATCTACAATGTATGCATCATTAACTGCGTTACCGGTAGGAGGTAGATCTGCAACTAAAGAAACACTTCCACGCACATTGATTGAAGTTCCTTGTGCACCGGTATTTCCTTGTGCGCCAGTTACACCGGTAACGCCTGTGCTACCTGTCATACCTGTTGAACCAGTTAGACCTGTTGAACCTGTTTGCCCAACAGCTCCGGTGTTTCCTTTAATGCCTGTTGGCCCTGTCATGCCTGTTAAACCAGTCGCGCCGGTTAATCCAGTTGCGCCAGTCATACCAGTTAAACCTGTAGAGCCAGTTAATCCAACTGCACCCGTTACACCTTGAGCTCCTGTGTTGCCTGTTAGACCAGTTAAACCTGTACTACCAGTTAGTCCAACGGATCCAGTGGCTCCTGTTCCTCCAGTAGGTCCAGTAGCCCCTTGAGCGCCCGTCTGCCCATTAACACCAGTAGCGCCAGTAAAGCCGACACTGCCAGTACTACCCGTATTGCCTTGCGCACCTGTATCTCCTTTTGCTCCCGTTATACCTGTTAAACCAGTTAAACCTGTTGCTCCTGTTAAACCAGTGTTACCTTGAACGCCTGTCGCTCCTGTAGCTCCTGTAGGTGCTCCCGCCGGCCCCTGAGGACCTGTTGGTCCAGGCACGGTTGAATCTGCACCGGTAGGACCGATGGCGCCTTGTGGCCCTTGAAGGTTAGATATGACAACCTCTGTAGAAAGAAGAGTTGTCTCAACAACGATGTCAGGCTCGGTTACAACTATTACAGTTACGGGAGACAGAAGAGTCTCAACCGTAATGTCACTCTCGGTTACAACGGTTACCGAGGTACTAGTCTCGGTAGTTTCTACTAATGTGTCTGGCTGTTGAACAACAGTTACAGAGGTAGTGGGATCACCGACCGAGACAATGCTCGTTGGGTCGGTCAATAGGTCACCTCGGAGAGAACGGTGAACGTACCCTTTAGAAGACGAGTCACGGTGGTGTTAGGAGCGACGAGCTCAAGATCATATACATACTTGCCCGCAAGGACAGACGCTGTTGCGGAGGCTGAAATCGTCACCGCGATTGTTCCGGCTGCTCCGCCGAGGACGATACCTCCTGAAGGCGAGGTAAGAGAAATCATTTCGTTCACCGCAGATGGTCGACGGTTGACGTCGCGTACCTTGAGTCGAGCAGAGTAGCCTGTTAGGTTGACTGGGTTTGCGCTGATCTTCCACGTGAAGGTTTGGGAAAATGTCGCGCCTTGCTCAACCTTGATGTTATGAATTCCAGCGGACATAATACCCCTACCCTAAAAACTAGTTAGGTCTAATCTATCATACTCCAGCTACTTCTTAGTAGGACTTCTTGGTGCCTTATGAGGAAGTAGCTAGTTGAAACTTAAACTATCGCTTTGCTGTTGTTGTGATAAAATAGCCTTATGCCACTTATAGGAACTAGCGCATCACAGAATACAAAATCATTTTTAACATTTAACGTCGAGTACTTAGTTATTGCTGGTGGTGCATCTGGAGGTTCTACTTATCACGGCGGAGGCGGCGGAGCAGGAGGATATAGGTCCTCAGTAGTAGGAGAACTTTCAGGAAGAAATACTTCAGCAGAAGCAGTTTTATCTTTAACTGCAGGCGTCAGTTATGGCGTCACAGTAGGAGGTGGTGGAGCTAAAACTGCATATGTTGGAACAAATGGAACTGATTCTGTATTTTCAACAATAACTTCTTTAGGCGGAGGAGCAGGAGTACATGCTACTAACACTGGATACACGGGAGGTTCTGGTGGTGGCGGAGGAGCAAATAGCACTGGAAATGGTGGACAAGGAACAGCTGGTCAAGGATTTAATGGTGGAGGAGGAAGTCATCCTTGGGGTGGTGGAGGCGGTGGAGCTGGTGCTGTAGGCACAACAGGGGGACCAGCAACTGGAGGTAATGGAATTGCCTCATCAATTACTGGCACATCTGTATATCGTGCAGGCGGTGGCGGAGGGTCACCAATGGACGGGGGAGCAGATGGAGGTCTAGGCGGGGGTGGAGCTTCTGGTGCAGACTACGGAACAAGCGGCACAGCAAATACTGGCGGTGGCGGTGGTGGAAACGATAGAATTACTGGTGCGGCAAATACAAATCAAGGCGCTGGAGGATCAGGTGTGGTTATACTAAGAGCAACTAGCGCAGCACGCACAACAGTAGGCTCGCCGGTATACACAACTTCTGGAAGCTATCATATCTATCAATTTAACGCTTCGGGGAGCATAACCTTTTAACTATTAAGAATTAAAGAGAGCCGGGAGCATATTTACATATGCAACCGGCTCTTTCTTTTAACTAATTACTTGTTAATTGTCTCACCGTAGATAGTTGTCTCTTGTCCTGTTGCTAGATCGCGAAGAACAAGCTTAACGGTATACTCGCTGCTAGACCCTAACGAGTTAACGTCGATAGTCTGTGCAGACCCGTCGGTGCCAATCGCGGTAGTAGACCCTGTCTTCTTATCAACAACCATAAGGGTTGCCCAGGTCTTATTACCATCAAAGTTCGTCACCGCAGGTATTGAGATCGTTGCCTGACGAGCGCCCGACGTGTCGGTGGTTACCGCCTGGGTTACCGGAGCAGCAATCGTAGCAACATCACGTGCAGCGTCTCTTGCAGCAACGGTAGCAGGAAGTGTTGCAGCTACTGTAGCAATTACCGGATTTGAGATGACTCTTTCCGTGTTTGTCACGGAGTCACGAATAACGGTCTTAACTGTAACGTTCTGCCCTTGAGGTACGTCCGTTACTGTCACCGCAGTTTGTGATGGAGCTAAACCAATAGCAGTGGTAGATCTACCGTCCGTTATGACGTAGACAGATACAGATGACGTTAAAGGAAGATTTGCAACGTCAGGTACCTGAATATTAAGAGAAACTGAGTTATTCGTAGCAACAGTTTGAGATACGACAACCGGAGTGTTAGCCTCGGCTACAGCGTTACCCATCGGTTGTACTAGTGAAAGTAGCTCGTTTAGAATAACATCATACGAAGGTGTAACAACCTTGCCTGTATCCTGTAGAACAGAAATGATGGATCCCTGTGTAACTGGCTTAAATCGAATTACTCCATTTGAGTCTACGTACTTGACTCCCTTTGACACAGGAAGCTTTACGATAATGCCGTACGCATCAATCTTGCGATTAGGCGTATAACCGTCCCAGGTAACAATCTTATCAACAACTCCGCCAACGATAACTGCATACTGCGCCTTTGGCCTAGGAGCTTCTGTCTGAAGAGACATCTGAGGAGTAGAAAAAATTTCGTCTGCGGTAATTAAAAAGTAGCCGTCTGCCCTAGTCTGAAGCAGATCGTCTCCTGCCATGCGGGAAACTGTGGAGCTAGAGTCTGTGTCAATTGCCCAGTCCGCGTGAGCAGGTGTTGCGATGAGAGTTGCCATGGAAACAATCCCAAGTAGCGTTATACGTCTTTTCATCTTAGTGCCTTTCGTAGTGTGTCATTTAGTATAATAGACAATATCACATAGAGGCCAGAACGTACAACTATCACCGCAGGTTTTGTGGGATACTATCTATCAATGGAATTCAACGACGATATAGACCCTGATTTTGGTAGAGATGATGATGTTCTAATGCAGTATCTTGAGGAGGAAGGGCTACTCCTCGTCCCCGTTGAGTTCATGAAGGAACTGATGGCTCTCATGGAGACATACATCCAGAACGTATGTGACGTAGATAGGGATGAACTTAGCGAGATCTTAACCCGTCTAGAGGATCTTCTAGGGGAAGACGGCATGATGGACTTATCTATTGAAGGTATCGTCGGCTGGGTAAATACGCTAAAAGCTGTCTAGGATCCTGTTATAATTTAAGCATCGCCACTGGCCTGGTGCCGCCATCAGTAGCTTGTCACAACGAAAGCGAACCTTCGCTAATCCCGCCAATGCGAATCGTCCTGGATAAGACGTACAACTGTCATCCACTCCAACTTCAGAGTTGAGTGTCTAGCACTGGCTGGGTAGACATCGAGTGGGTTGTTGATTAGCGAGCTATCGTTACGGGTAGCATAAGAAGCGCTGCCAGTGCTAGACCCGATTCTTTCTAATTTTTATGATACAGTTCATTCATGACACCGGAGATCTTTGTTCGCCCTTGGGGCTTCTATGTAATCCTTCACACTGAGCAAAAAGTACAGGTCAAACGAATACACGTTGAAAACGGAAGTCGTTTAAGTAAGCAATCACACAAACACCGCGCGGAGCATTGGTACATCACGCAAGGTTACGCGGAGGTCGAGCTATTTGACCAGATACTTCATCTTGGCCCAGGAGACTACGTCTCAATTGGGGTTGGAGAAGTTCACCGCGTAAGAGCCGAAGGCGAAGGCGACCTCGTCTTTATCGAGATTCAAACAGGTGAGTATCTTGGAGAAGATGACATCATTAGATATGAAGATGATTTTGGACGTGTTGAGTAGTGGAGCAAGAGCTTCCTACGTGGTTTAACCACGTTAAACCAAACTTTGAAAACTACCTGAGGATTGAATCTCCCTTAACTGTTTTACAGATCGGAGTATATGAGGGTGACACAACACAGTGGTTATTAGACAATAAAAACATCAACAGGATAGTAGACGTTGACACCTGGGAAGGCTCAATAGAGCACGAAGGTACCTTTGACTTTAACCAGGTTGAGAGAGTCTACGACGAGCGATTTGCTAAAATTGAAAAGGTTGAAAAGCGTAAGGGCACAAGTGATAAATACTTTGCGACATGCCCTGCAAGTGAAAGATTTAACGTTGTCTACATAGACGGAGATCACACCGCACTGCAGACCGTGATTGATGCCCTTCATGGCTGGCGCGTGCTGGAGGTTGGCGGGATCATGATATTTGACGACTACGACTGGCACATGTATCAAGGAACACCCTTACACCCTAAGGACGGTATTGATTGCGTTCTAAGGCTGTTTAGAGGACGCTACAACCTTATCGTTACGAACTACCAGGTCTGGATTCGTAAGACCGCGGAGTAGGCTTTTATCAATCATATGTAGATAAGATAAAATAAGCCTATGCCTATTCTTGGAACAATCGCGAGCGGGTACAATGTACCTTTGTCAATTGTCACTGGCGGTACACTTACTAGTGACGCAACTTATTACTACCGTACATTTACTTCTACCGCAGACTTAGTAGTCACTGCAGCTCCTCTTACTGCAGATGCTCTTGTAATTGCAGGCGGAGGCCCAGGCGGAAATAACTCGGCTGGAGGATACGCTTCTGGCGGTGGAGCTGGTGGAGTTCAATATGGAGCTGCAACTTCTTTTTCGGCGGGAACTTACACGGCAACAATTGGTGGCGGTGGCAGCCTTGGGTCTAATGGAGTTGATTCTTCACTAGGTTCTTTATTTATCGCAAAGGGCGGCGGTAGAGGCGTATTAGCTAGTGCTGTAGACGGAGTAGCTGGCGGATCTGGCGGTGGAGCAAGCGGTAATCAGGGCACATCAGCAACAGCAACAGGTGGCGCAGCTACAAGCGGCACTGGCGGAATTTTTTATGGAAATAAAGGTGGAGATTCTTTTGGTGGCACAAACGGTGCGTATCCAGCGCAAGGTGGCGGAGGCGGCGCGGGCGCAGCAGGAGGTAGCGTGTCTCTTAGCGGAGGGTACGGAGAAACTCCTGGCGGGTCGGGCGGAGATGGATTAAGCACTTGGTCATCTTGGGCAACTGCAACTGGAACTGGTAGAAGCGGATATTACGCAGGTGGTGGATGCGGCGGATACAGAGTTGATGCTTCTAGTGGACAAGCTGGCGCAGGTGGAGGCGGTGGGTACGGAGTTGCAGGTGGCACTAATACTGGTGGTGGCGGCGGCGGAGCTTTGAACGGCGGTCAATACAATACAGTAAGTGGCATAGGTGGATCTGGTATTGTTATTGTTCGCTATCTTCGTTCTGCAGTGGGTGGTTAAGTAATATAATTGCAAGTATGAGCGACGTAATAATAGAAGTTGATACTGAAGCAGATCTGCGCACTAACAGCGGAGATCACGACAAGTTTTCGCATTATATTCACCGCGATGCAGCAATGGAAGCATACGTAGAAGGCAAGCCTGCTATCGCTTTATGTGGAAAAATATGGGTTCCAACAAGAGACGGAACAAAATTTCCTGTCTGCAAGCCGTGTAAAGAAATCTTTGAAACACTAGGAAGTTAACACGCTTTAACGAAAAAGCAGTATAATTCGTCATCTAATTTTGATCTAAAATTACAACATATTCCAGGGGGTTTTGGTGAGCTTTTTCTCTTTCAAACTAAGCGATGATTTTGTGCAAGGGTATCGAGGAAAGAAAGCTCCTTTTGGCTACACTGATGCAGCAGGAAACTCTGTTGGAGAAATTACTTTTCTTCGCACGTACTCTCGCTTAAAAGAAGACGGCACCAAGGAAACTTGGGCTGACGTATGCGAGCGTGTCATCAATGGCATGTACTCTATTCAAAAAGATCACTGCAAAAGCCAAAGACTTCCTTGGAATGATTCAAAGGCACAGGCATCTGCAAAGGATGGATTTGATAGACTATTTAATCTAAAGTGGACACCGCCAGGTCGTGGTCTCTGGGTTATGGGTACTCCTTTAGTTAACGTGCAAAAGAACTCTGCAGCACTGCAAAACTGTGCATTTGTTTCAACACTTGAAATGACAAAGCAAAACCCAGCAAAGCCTTTTGCGTTTCTTATGGAAGCGTCAATGCTCGGCGTTGGTGTAGGATTTGATGATAAAGGTGCAGACAAAGATTTTGTGATTTATTCACCGCAAGGAGAGGAAACATACGTTGTCCCAGACACAAGAGAAGGATGGGTTGAATCACTCTCAATCATCCTCAATGCTTACCTCAAGCCAGATCAGAAGGCTCCATTATATGATTACAGCCAAGTCCGCCCAGCAGGTATTCCAATCAAGACGTTCGGTGGCACAGCCGCAGGACACGAACCGTTAGAACGTTTACACAACTACATCCGTAAACTATTTGAAGGACGCGCCGGTGAAAAAGTTACTCGTACTGATCTTGCTGACATCGGTAATCTTATTGGCGTGTGCGTTGTTTCTGGCAACGTTCGTCGCTCAGCTGAACTTCTAATCGGTCGCCTTGATGACGATACGTTCCTAAACCTTAAGAACACAGAGCGTTTCCCAGAGCGCAATAGCTATGACCCAGCATCACCGGGTTGGGGCTGGATGTCAAACAACTCCATTGAAACAACAGTAGGACAAGATCTAGACAAGATCGTTGAGGGCATTGCCCGCAACGGAGAGCCTGGCGTAGTCTGGATGGACGTATCACGTAAGTATGGTCGTTTAGCAGATCCAGTAAACAACAAGGATCACCGCGTAGTTGGATACAACCCTTGCGCAGAGCAGTCACTTGAATCATACGAGTGTTGCACGCTTGTTGAGACGTATCTAGGACGTCACGATTCACTAGAAGACTACAAGCGCACGTTGAAGTTTGCATATCTATATGCTAAGACAGTGACGCTGCTTCCTACTCACTGGGAGGAGACAAACGCAATCATGCAACGCAACCGCCGTATCGGAACTTCAATGTCCGGTGTAGCTAACTTTGCAGACAACGTTGGTTTACCAACTCTGCGTGAGTGGATGGACGAAGGATACAAGACAGTCAAGACGTATGACAACACGTATTCAGAGTGGCTTGGTATTCGTGAGTCTATTAAGATGACTACCGTTAAGCCTTCAGGTACAGTTTCAATCTTGGCAGGAGAGTCACCGGGAGTTCACTGGACACCAGGCGGAGAGTACTTTAACCGCGCAATTCGTTTCTCTAACGAAGATCCAATGTTGCCTCTCTTCAAGATGGCAAACTACAGAGTTGAGCCTGCGTCAGAGTCACCAGACTTTACGAGCGTCGTGTTCTTCCCTATCAAGTCAAGCGCTAAGCGTGCCGAGAAGGAAGTATCAATCTTTGAGAAGACAGCAATCGCCGCAACAGCGCAGCGCTACTGGTCAGACAACTCTGTCTCTGTAACCGTATCATTTGATCCTGAAAAGGAAGCGGAGCACGTAGGAACAGTTCTTCACATGTACGACGGACAGTTGAAGACAGTGTCCTTCCTGCCGATGGGTAACTTCACATATCCGCAGATGCCATACACGCAGATCACCGCAAGTGAGTATGAGGATGCGACGATGAAGTTGTTTCCTATTGACTTCACCGGAGTCTACGCAGGAATGGCGTCGGATGCAATCGGAGATGCGTACTGCACAACTGATGCGTGCGAGGTTAAGCTTATCGTGGAGAACATGAAGTAATGCCACAGTACGAATATCATTGCAAGAATGGTCACTACAACCTCATAGAGCGTAGCATAAGCGAGCCAGAGGGTAATCCAACCTGCACCGCTCCGGAGTGCTCTGAAGAGCTTAAGAGACAGTACAGCGTACCTTCAATAAGCTTCAAAGGAAACGGGTTTTACTCAACGTCTAAATGACGTACTTTTGTCATAGTTCAATATAGAATTATTTAATGGCAAAACATAACCCGCAGCTTCTCAACCTGCGCCCTGTCTATGATGACTGGGCATGGCAGGAACAGTCTAACTGTCGTGATGTAGATTCAGATCTATTCTTTTTAGATCTGATGGCACGTGGCAAGGAAAAACGTGAAAAAGAAAAAGCTGCCAAGAAGGTGTGTAGAGGTTGTCCTGTTTTGGAACAATGCTTAAGTCATGCTCTTTCAATTCCAGAGTTCTTTGGTGTCTGGGGCGGAATGACAGCGGACGAACGAAACTTTATTCTTCGCAAGCAAGGATTAAGAATAGTTAAGTAAGTGTAAACTAAAAACTTATAGTTTACAAGAATTCCTATTGTGTGTATGGTCCGTCCATGGCACTAGACATACAGCTATCTAGCAATTACCCTGTCTTCAAAGATCTTGGAGTCCCTGCTTGTGCGACTACAGATCCTGAGATTTTCTTTCCAGAAAAAGGAGCAAAGGGCCAATCTCAATACATCATTGGCGCAGCGCGAAGAATGTGTGCAGGCTGTCCTTATAAAGAGCCGTGCCTTGCATGGGCAGTAGAGCACGATGAAATGGGAATCTGGGGCGGAACTACCCAGAAAGAACGACGTGTTCACCGCAGAAAGTTAAAAGTAACAAACAGCAATAAATGATAGAATAATAAAGCTTCTTGGGAGAGGTAAGCAAACCTTACTACCTCTATCCCTAGGGAGATTATATGGCAAAAAAGAACGACATTATGGAAGCTGATGTTTCAGTGGCAGCAGGACCAGTCACCGCGATTAAGAACATCTTGCTTCGTATCATAGCAGTATTCGCTGCATCAGGACTTAGTGTTATCGGCGCTGGCGCTGTTGTTGGAATTAGCACCGCGAAGGCAGTAATCCTTGCTGGAACACTTGGTGTTGCAACTGTAGTTGAGCGCCTTGCTCGTGGATTCATGGACGATGGAAAACTTACCGTTCAAGAAATTAACGCTGCATTTAACTCTGTAGACAAGAAGGCTAACTAAATATGAGCCCTACACTAAAGCTAGGACTTATGGTTTTTGGAACTTTAGGCGTTATATACATAGTCTCTTACTTGACGGCTGAAATCATATTTAGACTTACAAAAGAGGACGTTAACACGGCATTTGCCGCGGTAGACAAGCGAGCAGCTGCAGAATAACCCGTAGACACCTATGTCTACATTTAATGATTCTTACGGCTTTATGAGTAATGAACGACGTATGCAGCAATGGACGTGTGCCATTTGTGACAAGGTATATGTTGTTTCATCGCTAGCAAGAGACTGTGAGGATAGACACCTAGCTACTGAGAAGTAGTTAGAAAAACCTATAGGAGAATAATGAAGTTAATACGTAACATAGCAATGACATCTGTCGTTGCGCTAGGTCTTGGAGCTGCAGTTGCACTCCCGGCAAGCGCTGCGGACATGTCACTATCAGTAAAGGTCGGAGCAGCTGTTGCAAGTTCGAACGCAACAACAGCTTTAGTACCTGCAGTAGTAACGGTTCCAGCAGATAACACAATCGACGAAGCAGACGTAGTCCGTTTGGTCGCAACTGTAGACGCAGGTACCTCAGTTTCATTCGTCGCAACAGGAGCTATCAAGCTCGTTGCAGCTCTAGATAATCCAGCGGCAGTGCGTGTACGCTCGACAGACGGAGCTTCATCAGTTGTTGTAGCAACAGGAACAGGTAACACTGCAACTGTTTATGCTTACACAACTAATGTAGCGGCAGGTACAATCATCGTTTCTAACGGTGGAGTTACCAACACAATTTACATGAAGGGCACAGCAGGCGCAGCATCAGCAGTTTCTGTAGTTGCTCCTTCAGCTGTAGCTTCTGGCACAGTGGCAACATACACATTTACAGCTCTAGACGTTTTCGGCAACAAGGTTTCCGGCCTTGCGATTAACGCTACAGTTGCAGGTGCAACAGTTGCTTCAACTGGCCTTAACGTGGCAACAGTGACAACAGCGGTTGATACAGCTACAGTAGGTCTTGGCAACGCAGAGCTTAAGGTTCTTGCTCCTGCTACTGGATCTATTACAGTTGTAGCAACAGCTACAGGCGTGGCTGCAGTTGCAGCTACAACAGTCGTAAGCGATCTTGCAGCAGAACTTGCAAAGGTCAAGGCTGAACTTGCCGCTGAGAAGGCAGGACGCGCAGCTGATAAGACTGCAGCGGACGCGGCAATGGCTAAGGTAGTAGCGGATAACGCGGCTGCTAAGGTTGTTACAGATAAGGCAGTTGCTGATCTTTCAGCCGCAGTTGCTAAGCTCAATAAGGACATGGCCTCAATTAAGGCTAAGTACAACGCGATGGCAAAGAAGTATAAGTTCACCGCGATTAAGTAAAGTAGGTCATTAAGGCGGGGTCAGGAAACTGGCCCCGCTTTTCTTATGCCTTAAGACGCTTTGTCCGTACTAGTATAGAATTGGTATAGAATTGTATGTATATTTAGAGAAGGATAAACTAATGCCAATTCTTGGAACTGCCGCTTCAGCGGGAGCGTTGAGTCGTTTAACACTTGCAGTTGACTACCTTGTTGTTGCAGGTGGTGGTGGTGCAGGATTTGCTGCTTCAAATGCTGGTGGTGGTGGCGGCGGAGCAGGAGGTTTACGCTCTACTGTTACTGCAACTGGTGGTGGTGGTTCACTAGAAACTGTTTTATCAATGGCACTTAATACTGCATACACAGTAACTGTTGGTGCTGGTGGTAATGGTGGAATACAATCTTCAACAACTTATGCTACTCAAGGTGGTAATTCTGTATTTTCTACTATAACTTCTATTGGTGGTGGTAAAGGAAGTTCATCAGGTATTAATTCAGCAAATGCTGCACCTGGTACAGGTGGTAGTGGTGGTGGTGGTACTGGAGATTATTCTGTTGTTTCTACGGGCGCTGCTGGTACAATTAATCAAGGTTATGCTGGTGGTGATGCTGCTGTTGGAATTAGTGGTTATGACCAAAGTCCTGGCGGTGGCGGTGGCGCTGGTGCTGTTGGTGGTAATTATTCAACACAAGGTAATGGTGGTAATGGTGTAGCCACATCTATTTCAGGCTCATCAACTACTTATGCTGGTGGTGGTGGTGGTGGTTCATCTTATCGTTACGGCTCTGCAACTGGCCCTGGTACTGGTGGAACTGGCGGTGGAGCAAATGGAAATACTAACAATGGTTCATCTAATACAGGCGGTGGCGGTGGCGGCGGTGCTTATCAAGCCAATAAAAATGGAGGCAACGGCGGCTCAGGAATTGTTATAGCCCGATACTCAGGCACTACACAAAAAGCGATTGGTGGAACTGTAACCACATCAGGTGGAAATACAATTCACACATTTTTATCTTCAGGTATTTTTTACACTGCTGCACCTAAGGCAACTGGCGGAACTGTAAGTTACGCTGATGGATATGTGTATCACGCATTTACTGGGTCAGGTACATTTACTCCAACCATATCCTTAAGTGCAGATATATTAGTTGTTGCTGGCGGAGGTGGAACTTCACAAGATTCAGGTGGCGGTGGTGCTGGTGGATTATTAACTTTTAGTTCTCAATCCCTTACTGCTCAGGCATATACTTGCACAGTAGGTGCAGGTGGTACTACTGCTACTGATAATTATGTTGATGATGCAACAAGCGGTAATGATTCTCAATTTGGTTCCTTGACCCTTTGTGTTGGTGGTGGTAGAGCAAGGTATAGAAGCCAAAACCCTACTGGCGGATCAGGTGCAGGTGGTAACTCTAATAATGGTGGGGGAACTACTAATCCTGGAAGTGGTACTTTTGGACAAGGTAACGCTGGCGGTACTGCTGCATTTTGTACTGGTGGTGGTGGAGGTGCTGGTGGAGTTGGTGGAAATGCAAACGGTTCAGTAATCGGTGGAACTGGTGGAATTGGTGCAACATCTGCCTTAATTAACGCAATGGGTTCTGCTACATCAACAGGTCAATTATCGGGTGGTAATTATTATTACGCAGGTGGTGGAGCAGGTTGGTATAACACTCCAGCGCCAGGTCTTGGTGGTGGTGGAGAACAAAATACAAACGCTCCAGCAAATATGGGCGGTGGCGGTGGCGGTTATAAAGCCAGCGGCGGCTCCGGTATCATAATTGTTAGATACGCGATTTAATAGACCTATTAACAAGGGAGAAGACATGGCAAAGGTAACACCTATCAAGGACAAAAAGGTAACGCAGTGCTTCAGCTATGAGGTCACTATGCTTATCCATATCATTGCGGACGACGAGATCACCGCAAAGAAGCAATTGGACGAAAAGGGCGGAATCGTCACTCGACGTGACGTCAAGCTCGTCAACGCAGATGTGGTCTACGGGGAAGGTAACCTAGACCCGAAGTAGTAAACAAGTACCTGTGATATTATTGGACTAACGCCGTAACCAAGGAGATATATAACAATGGCACACTTTGCAGAAATTGACGGAGACAACCTCGTAACACGTGTTCTTGTTGTCCCAGACGAGCAGGAAAACCGCGGAAATGATTACCTAGCTGCCGACCTCGGTCTTGGTGGCACATGGGTTCAGACATCTTACAACGCGCGTATTCGCAAGAACTACGCAGGAATTGGATACACATTTGATTCCGGCCGCGATGCTTTTATTCCACCTAAGCCTTTTGCGTCTTGGGTCTTGAACGAAGAGACATGCAACTGGGACGCACCTGTTGCTCGTCCAGAAGATGACAAGATGTACACATGGGATGAAGCTACAACATCTTGGGTTCAGGTAACAGCATAATGTCAGATACACCAACAAAGATCGTAGTTGATTGCTCAACAGGCGAACAACAGATCCTTGAACTTACAGCAGCTGAAATCGCTCAGCGTGACCAAGATGCAGCAGATGCTGCAGCTCGTCGCGAAGAGGAAGAAGCTGCAGCCGCGGCACTCGCAGCTCTGAAGGCTTCAGCTAAGGCTAAGCTTGTTGCAGGAACACCTTTGACAGAAGAAGAAGCTGCTACACTAGTTATCTAGTTTAAGCGTCTTTTGGCGGAAGTATGTCCAGCTTGTCATAGACGGCTGTTGCCGCCTCCCAGATTGTTTCGCTGTGCACGAACGCATGTATGTCACATAGAAAGATTATCTTGTTTTTAATCTCAGCCTTCACCGCAGCAAAGGACGGGCAGAGATCACAGACGTCACTAGGAACTATCGGAGAGATGACTCCATAGGTCAAGGGCATGACTTTATAATATCGTGAACCAGAGCGGACGACCGGGTTTGAACCGGCGACCTGAACCTTGGCAAGGTTCCGCGCTACCAACTGCGCTACGTCCGCGTTGTACTATCTGTTTACTATAACCTTTTCCCAATCAGAGTTACAATCATAGCAGGTATCATCACCGTCGATGGTAAGCTGGTCTGACACAACTCCGTAGGCTTTACCCTTGCAGTTAGGACAAAAGAACGTGAATTGAACTGTCACTCTTCATCCTCTACAATCAACTCATCGTGCGGGACGTAAACAATACAGGGGAGTCTTTTATCTCCAAGAACTGGTTGCCATTCCTGCGTTGGGTAGTACATATCTTCATATAGCTCTTTTACAAGCGTTGACCAGCTATATTTCCAAGATCCATCTGAGCCAACCATGCCCCAGCCCTTTGGATCTTTTTGCCAGGCGCTTCCGTTTCTAGCGACGACTACCGAGCCAATTGGAGGCTCCTTCATTTTCTTCATAACCGCTCTGCACGTCTCCAGTGTAGATATGATTTAACATATACCGCGGAGTAAGCGGTGGCTGCAAAGATAAATCCGTATTGATCTGTCGCAAGAGCGTACACAATCCAGATACACTCGTTAGTTAAAAGAACAAGCCAACCCCATATAGTCTTGCGACCTACAAAGTATATCCCTGTCACACCTATCACCGCAAGTACCCAGGACCACATCAATTAAGTTCCTTCCCGTCATCTGTAGCTCCGCAAATAGAGCAGGTAACCTGTCCGTCTAAATCTTGCACGAAGTCGTGCTTGTGCGTCATTAGATCCTTCTTAACCTGTTCATCAAGAGAGGATGGCACCCTTCTGAATACGTGACAAAAAAGTCTGGTCGGGGCGCTCATTTATACTTCTTTTTACTTCGTGTTGATATCTCTATAAGGGCAAAAGGTATGAGAAAGCTGGCAAGGTGTAGTTGCATCAGGGCTACAAGTTTTGCATACCTTAACTGCCGGGGACCAGTACTGCGTCGCATTAGTGGGCACTTTATCTGTGTAAGAAATGGTAATTATGTATCTTTTGCCAGATATTACTGGATTTACCCCGTGTAGGTACGGTGTTGGGAAATAAATAAGTTCATACTTTTCTGGTCTGTAAGTGTATCCACCATCGATTTCTGGGAAAGATAGTTCTCCGCCTTCGTACTCATCATTTAGATATATGACTGTGCTTATCGTCTCAGACTCATCTTCAACGTCTCTATGAACTTTCATGAAGGCGCCCTCTTCGTACAGCCCTACTAAGTTTTCTGCTACGTAAAGTTCTTCTTGATCAATAAATTTATTAGAATACTTTTTTACAAAATCAATCAAGACAGGGTTATCAGAGTTGTATAGTCTAAAAGTGCCGTCTCCTCTTTCGTTATTTAGTTGATCTTTTAATTTTAACTCTTCCATCAAGTTAATCAATGCTTGAGCGTCCGACGGTTCAACATAGTTTTTTATTGATTTTATTTGCTCTTTATCCATAAGCTTTGTCATTTGCATGACGAACAGTAGAAGGGAACGCGAAGGTTATCTTTGTTGGTGGTGACAACAATGCAGCACTTAGAACACTTTGCGTGGATAAGATCCTTGCTATTAAACTTGCTTAACTTAAAAACAGTCGACCCCGTGTAATAAACCTTAGTCGCATACCACGTAACAAGCATGGCGAAAATTGTAGTTAGCATAATTACTTCTTGCCTTCCTGCACGCGCATAGCGTGACGCTGAACGGCGTAATAGAGAGGAGCGGATGATGAAAGACCTAGCGCCTTAGAGACGGTAGCAAGGGAGATGCCCGCGTGGTACGCATCATGCAACTCTTGATGGTAATCCTCGGTTGACGTATCACGTGCCTTTAGAATGGACTCAAGTGACTTAGCGATGGTCTCCTCGGTCGCGCGTGAACGGTTTTTACGAGCTACAGGGGGAATGGCCGAGGTGAAAACTCTCCGCCGCAGGCCGGAATAGGCAACACCTAACTTCTCTGAGAGAGCAACGAGGGATCCACCCTTAGAGTAGTATTCCTTAATTAGCTCTGTGTACTTGGCGGATGCCCTGTGGGCAGGGGTTGCCTGTCCGCGAAGTCCGTAGGCCTTCTTTGCAAGCTCAAGGTGAGGCGCAATTTTAGCCGCGTACTTTTCGGTAATCTCTTCAAACTGTTTGCTCATTGTGGGTTTCCTGATTCTGTCATCACTCGGACTGCGGGTATACTCCATAGGTTGGATTTAATAATTGTCTGCATTGCATCATGCACCGCGATTGACGCCTTTTTCATATTAGCGTTATCGGGGTCGGGGATAGTAAGATCATACTCAAAGGACGCAACGATTCCACGGTAGTCATCATTTGGCTCGACGTTAATGGTCTTTGTCTTGATATCTACAAAGGGAAGAAGAGAGGTAGCCTCTACAGCATTGTTAAATGCTTTCTCGGCAATATCTTCATCAACGTTGACTACGTATACAACAAGTCTTTTCATCTATAATCTCTCCTCGTTATTGATTAACGAGTTAAATTATATACAGGAAACGCGTATTTATTATAATTTTAAAGAAGAGGATTATCCCTCTGTATCTTCATCATCCTTAGGATTACGAAGAGGGTAGGTAGCTATCCAAAACGCAGAGGTAGCAATGATTGCATATCCTGTAATGGTCTTTGCAGATCCATCAAGCACAAGCCAAGCTACGAACATGCCAAGGAGAGTCCATGCTTGGTCTACAATGTCGCGGAAGAGATCTTTCATTATTTTTGCTCCTTAAGTTGCATATTCTATATTATTTTCTTGGGGTTCTATTGGTTGTACGACGTCGGCCAATCTTCTTTCCTTTGCCATCTCCTGATGATCCACCTCCACCACCTCCCCCTCCAGAGGAGCCACCGCTAGATGATGAGCCGCCGCGTGAAGCAGAGCCTGCTGCAGATGTTGCTGCACCTGCCGCTGCTTGAATTGCAGCTCCTGCGGCAACAACAGTTGCCACAACCGCTTCCTTAGACTGCTTACGTTCTTCATCAGACATATCCGCGCCTAGATTAGAAAGCGCTGTAAGAACCTGTCCAGGGTCTGTTAAGGCCGCCGCAAGGAGTTGCCCTGGGTCTGCTAACACTTCAAACGCTGCCTGAACTTCAGCAACGATAACTACTCCGTTTGCAAGTTCAACCGGTGTATCAGGAGGTAAATCTTTGTAGTCAATTCCAGAAGCTGCCATCGCGGACGCAGGAATTGCATCACCGTTGTTTGTAAATGCAGCAACAAGAACTCCTGCAACCGCAGTTTTCTCTGACGCAGATAGTTCTCCTCCTCCAGAGATTTGAGCTACAACATCTCTAATCTCCGCGACAGAAACTTTTCCATCAGCCGCAAGTGATTCTCCAACAGCCCTTGCTTCACTCGCAGAAACTCTGCCATCTGCAAGAGCTTCTACCGTGCTTTCATGAGCAGATGGTATAGGATCTGGCTTAGGTTCTTTCACAGGAGGTTCTAATGGTGTTGGTGGTTCGACGGGTTCTGGCTCTGGTGTTGGCGGTTCCACTGGTTGTGGTGGTTGTTCCGGCTCTGTTGGTGGCTGTGGTTTTGGGTCTACTGGGGTATCTGGGTCGACTGGTGTTTCAGGCTTTGGAATTGGCGGTGCAGGGACTTCAGGTGTTGGCGCAGGTATCTCCTCGGTCGGAGGAGTAGGTGGCTCTACAGGAGCTTGAGCTACTGGTTCAGGAGTTGGAGCTGGGGGTTCTGGTGCTTGAGGAGCGTTTACAGACGCTGCTGCTGCTGCTGCTGCTTGTGCAGCGTTAGCCGCTGCTTGTTGAGCAGCAAGTTGCTCCGCTAAAACTCTTGCAGCTTCAACTGCAGACTGTATGGCAGCTGCCTGCGTAACAACTACTTGAGCCGCCGTGATAGCAGTAGGTGCGGCAACAACAACATCAACTGCAGATGAAACTGCAGCAAGTGATTCAGTCTTAGTAGTTAACGTCGTAGTTGCAGTTTGCAAAGCTGCAACCGTATTTGAAGAGACTATCGTGATAGGAGCGAGAGCTGCTACCGCAGAAGTAGTAGTGGCATTTTGAGCAACAATCGCTGTAACCTGTGTGTTAAGCGCTGCGATCTGCGCGTTGGCTGTGTTGATAGCCGCTTGAATAGTAGCGGTGCTTGAGTCTGGAGTTGGCGTAAATGCAGCTCCTTGACTGATTGTTCCATTAAATCCAGGTCCCGAGTTTGTGTCCGCTATAGCGGTAACTGCTCCGCCGGTAGTTTCTCGCATGTTAAACCTTGCGCCATTCGGAATTAGACCGGTAACGTTTACATCCGCTGCCCATGCGCCGTCTTGTGGATTAACGTCCGCGTTAAATCTAATCTGTGTCATCTGAGTATCGGCAGTTCTTAGAGGAAAGACGCGAACGTCCCACGCGATAGATAGGGTATTAGTTGTTGTCGAGTAGGTAACTCCGGATCCGTTACTCCACGTCGTCCAGTCATATCCCGCGATAGAAATTGAAGGTGCGTTAGGAGTGGAGTAATAATTTTGTCCTTCGTTGACACCAAAGGTAATCGTTGCGTTAGAACCAACATAAACATTTGTGTAAACGGTGTTTCCCATGCGTAGGTTAAACGGTAGGTTCATGCGAACCCCTGCATCGTCTGTATTTGCTAAAACGTTTGTAGACGTTCCGATGGTTGCAGCCAATGCGTTAACTGCGTCCTGCGCTGTGTTGATTGCGACGTTAGCCTGAGTTAACTGAGTCTGCGCCTCTGTTCGTGCAGGAGCTATAGCAGCTACCGCTGTTGTTGCAGCTGCGATGGACGCAGTTGCGGATTCAATTGCGGTGGACGCTGTTTGAATTGCAGTGGACGCTGTCGCCGCCCGGGCAGTCTCTGTTGCAATCGCGGTAACAACCGCGGAGGTTGTCGCTAAAGGCTCTGCCGCTATAGTGTTGGCAGCCGCTATAACTGTTGCAGTTGCGCTTTCTACAACCGCTGTTGCGTTTGTAATCGCAGTCTGCGCGGTAGTGATCTCGGGTGTAGACGCGGTAATAGTCACGGGTATCGCCGCGATAGCGGTAGCAACCTGTGTTACGGCAGCTGTAACGGTAGCAGCTGTCGCAGTTGCTGTATCGGTAACCGTTGAGGTATTTGCAACTGCTGCAACCGCTGTGACCGCGGTGGAGACGGCGGTGGTTGCGGTGGCAACCGCGGTGTTAGAGGCAGTGACTAATGGCTGTGCGATAGCGACGGTAGCGGCAGCGGTATCGGACGCAGCCGCTGCCTGGGTAACTTCAGTTGTGGCGGTAGCCAGTGCGGTGTTGACCGCCTGCTGTGCAGGGCTAACAACTACCTGCTCAGACGGTGCAGGAACCGTATCCTCGGCGTACGCCAAGGATTGTCCTAATAGATATAGTGTAGCGCTTAGAAGAAGGGTAGCAAAAAATCTATAAGATATGTTGCTCTTCCTGTGTTGCTTATGTGTCTCGTGCTCTCCCCCACGGTGAGCTTTACGGGGCACTTTTTTCCTTAGTCTAGTTGTTTATTGCTTCTATCTGATGGGTGAGCTTTCTTGTCAAGTTCCTGCCAGGTAATATTGGATATTCTGTCTGAGAGGAGTACAACCTCGTTAAGAAGATCCTGTGCCTGGATAGCTAGGTCTGCGCGAAGCTCTATAGAACCTGGGTCCTCTAGCTCTAAGAGTAGGGTACGGATTGTGTAGGTACATGCCTGCATACGGTTCATCGCCTGGTAGTGCGCGGTCGAATTGCCGATAATCATAGGAGGATTTTAACGTGAAATCTTCACCGCGAGCAAGAATAAGAGGACGAAAAGAGAGAAGAGAGTGAACGAGAATTATTAAAGAAATGGTTGAGAATGGTTGAATATGAGTTGGAGTTGCAGAAGGGTGAAAAGTAGATACTAAGTGAAAGTGATAGAGCTGGAGATACAAAAGTGCTTAGTAAGGCTCCAGGTCGATACTAAGTGAAAGTAGTGGTTCGAAAAGTTGATTGCTGCTTAGTATCTTAAATAATCCTAATAATCTGAATATTATAATACTTAAATAGTTAACTATATTTAGTTTACGTGTAGGGAGTTCTCCCTAGGGGCTTTAGTTTTTATAGTCAAGAATTAAAGAATTAAGATTTTAAGTTGATTTTGGTTGTACTTTGGTTGGCTATCATGATAAGGTTTTTTATACAAACGATAGGAGAGACAAAGTGTTACTAAAAACTGATTGGGTTGCAATTGTAATTGCTACATTTGGTGTAGCCATAGTTGCATACTACGGCTGGTCAGCAAGAAAAGAAAATCCAGTGATGAGGAAGATCCTCTACTCACTGCTTGTCCTTATAACTATCCTGTGGGCACTATGCATCTACATGGTGCTTGAAGTCAATGGATAAAGGAAAACCGATGATTGATGATGATGCCCTAAAGGCAATGGGATTATCCTTCGAGGAAGTTGCGGCGGCAGATAAGAAGCTGGTTGCAAAAACTAAGAGCGGTGGTCGAGATCGACGGGTCTGCGTTTGTGGTCACGCCATGACCAAGCACACGGTCTACTCTGGAATGGTTGACTGCAAGCCAAGTGCTCTGCGTTGTCCCTGCAAGAAACCTAGAGCTGTCCTTGAGGTAGACGATACTCGTGTGTTCCTTCGTAAGACTGAAGGTGCAGGAGCAATGCATGCCTTAGCTCGTGGAATGTACTCGAGCATTCAAGCAGGTAAGTCCGTCAAGTGGATTATTGAGCTTGCCTGCGATAGGTGCGGTGAAAAGGCCACGAACGTTATTCCTGTCCCCGTGACTCAATCTGGATATGGTGCAGATGAAGCAACTGGCTTTGACGCTCTGTTGTGTCCTACATGTAGAACGGTGGTGTGATGTGGCTAAGAAGAAAAAGAAGGATCTCCCTGCGTATGTTCTTATCGAGATGCCAGAGTGGAAAAGTAGAGTACTTAATTATATGCTGATGGTTCTTAATATCCCTGGCCAAGCCTGGGTGATTGCTATTGAGGATACGGGATTTACGTATGACGGTGAGTCCTTCACGGACGAAGAGACCGGATTGACAATTAACAAGATTAGCAAGAAGGTGGCAAATGGCGCTAAGCTCACACTATGAAAGAAAGCTAGGTAAGACGGGTAACCGTTGGTTTCATTGTGGTTACTCACATAGACGTCTTGCGCTCGGGATAGCCATTAGCCCAAACAACTTTGATCTTGATTTGATCTTTGTCTGGGTGGGCTTTGAGTGGTGATGAAAGAGTTACCGATTGTCAAGGCTGATGTACTTCACTATGACGTCCTGATTGCGACGCCAGCATTCTCGTTCGTGCCAGAGTACGTGACGAGTCTCGTTGCCACTACCAGAATGCTCAACGAGAAGGGAATCTCATACCACCTGCTTCATAAGTCTGGTTCATTTATCCCAAGTACTCGTGAACAGGTTGCGACAGATTCCTATGGACATAACTGGAAGACCAACGAGATTGGCGGTGGAAAGTACACCTACAAGAAGATCTTTTGGATTGATTCGGATATCGAGTGGACGCCGGAAGATTTTTTACGTATCTATGATTCAGAGATGGACGTGGTCAGCGGGTTGTACCAAACCAACCCAAACGGTACAGTAGCGGTTAATCTATCAGATCCACAAGGACGCCCAACACTTGTCAACAAATCTGACTTCCTTCTCCATTGGGAGCCAGTGGAGGTTGGCGGTGTAGGTTTCGGTTTCGTTGCGATGAAGCATGGAGTCTTTGAAAGTATGAAGAGACCCTGGTTCAAGATCCGCGAGGTCTTCTGGGAAGAGAACGGTTTTGCGGTGAACATGGGAGAAGACTACTCCTGGTGTGAAGGCGCTAAGGAAGCCGGATATAAGATTTGGGTAGACCCCACCGTTAAGCTGAAACATCATAAACAAGTGGTGTACGTCGTTGAGTAAAGAGCTAAGGAATGAAGAGTGGACTAGTATCCGAGAGGTTATTCCACTTGAAGGTTCCTGTGGATTTTGTCGGACCGACACCCATGACTCATGCCCACATGAAATCGCGTGGTACGACAAGTTATGGATCTGCGGTTGTGACTGTAACAAGGGATGGAAGCCAGTTAACATAGTTGTGAGTAAGAAAACAAAGGAGACAAAATGAATAGCGATTTTGTAAATGAATTATATAAGGATTTGATTACTGCCCTAGCCCACCCTGGGTATCGTCAGCAGGATCTGTACCTTGTACTAAATAAAAAGCTACAAGCATTAGAAGACAAACAGGTTAAAGAACTTACCAAGATGATTAAGCATTGGGAGGCTGAAGTCCCAGATGACACGACCCTTTACACCTTGGGACTAAGACAGGCGATTGACGTGATTCAAGGAAACGGGCCGCTTTAAAGAAGCAGTTTACCCGTACATTCATATTCTGTTTCTACACAAAGCAGAAGCGAGGTAGTCTCTCTCCTCTTTCCTCCTCAACCTCTCCAACCTGATGTAGAATTTCTCCTAGAGTCAACCCTGACTCATAAGGAGAAAACATGACTAACGAACTAAAAGCAATGGCAGCCTCATGGGCTCGTTCATTCCTAGCCGCAGGAATCGCGGTTTATATGGCAGGAGTAACAAACCCAGCGGATATCGCAAAGGCTGGTCTTGCTGCGATCCTTCCTGTTGTACTTCGCTACCTAAATCCTAATGACGCAGCATTTGGAAGAACGAAGTAACTAACTTCTAACTCCAAAAAAGAACGAGGCAGACTCCGTGATTAGCCCTCTCCCCAGGTCGCGGAGTCTGTCTCCTTTTTAAGACGTATGTACAATTGAACAATGACGACAGCGAATCTCTTTCCGGTCTCCGATGAGGACGATGACAATGATGCAACCCCCATCATTGAAGATCCTACGAACATCCGACCGGATCTTGGAGCCTTGGGCATCCTAGAACATTCCCGCGGCGTGTGCGAGGACACGTACGAAAACCGCAGCATCCTGCGCTCCTCACAGATGGGCTGGGATACGGTCTACGCCACGAACGGTGTTCCGACCGGTCTCATCCAGGCGCGGTCAAAGGACATGGTCACACAACGCCGGATTCTTTCACTAGCTGAGAAACGTCCGATCCTGGTAGATCCTAAGAACATGAACAGCGATTATCTAACCGGCCTGGATCTAGTTGCGGAATCGGCGTCCGATCACATAGTTCCTCCCTGGGTTATCGGCGCGACACGGATGTGGATTAACGAGCAGGACAACCCGATTGCCACCGAGAAGCGTAAGCCGACCGCTCTCCCTCATCGGTGCCGGCAGGTCAAGGACGACGCAATCCGCTGCATGCTTTGGAGCAGCGGGCGTCTCAAGGACGATGGACTATGCCGTGTTCACCTACGGCATGTCAAGAAGAATCCAAGCGACGACATAGAGCGGGCACGCAAGAAATTAGTTCAGGCTGCTCCCTATGCGGTAGACGTTCTAGAGGATCTCATGAACTCCGCGGTTTCAGAGCCGGTAAGATTAAAAGCATCTACGGAGATTTTAGATCGCGCGGGAGTAAGAGGCGGTATAGAGTTAGACGGTAACATCAACGTCACGGACGGCAGGTCCGCGGCAGATATTATTT